TTCATTCTGTTTCCTTTGGTGCTAACTTTTCACAATAGTTTTGACTAATGCGAGAATATTGTGACCAATTGCGATAGTGTGCTCCACGAAGCTGCGGTGTGCATCTTGGACTGTTTTCAACTTTGTTAGACAAATTGTCCCACACAAGAATCTTAAACCAGTCACTTGGTTTGTACTCATCTGTTAGATTTTCCACTTTCCAAAATGCCAGTCCACTTTGACTTCCGCGAACAAAGGTGCCCTTGACTCCAATTATTACACGCTTTTTACCTTTGCTCCATTTGTACTCAGTATACAGCATTACGCATTTTCCTTTCGAGACAAAATGTCCCATTCTAATCCGTGCCAAGGCCTAAATTCTATGCAGAAATCACTGTCCCACATTCCGTCTACGTCCTCTGCAATTTCCCACCATTCCTGGTTGGTGTCTTTGTAGACCACACGCCAATCACGCCAATACATCGTCTTAAAGTATTTTAACACATTTTCGGCATCGTTGGTAATTGACATCAGTCCGGTTAAGTGGCAATCGTCTTCGATAAAAACAATTTTGTTATCGCCGTCTGCTTCAATTACAGTCCATGAGCTGCGTACAGTCATCGTTTCAACACCTTAAGTAATTGTTCGTTGCAGTAATCTTTGTAGGCACGTTCATATTCGGGCATGGTCAGCAAATCATCAGCACCAATGCGTATGCGATGGGTTGTTTTAGCCCACCCTATGCCATATGCCCAATAGCTTCTAACTGTTGGGCCTGTGGGCTCAATGATAGTCCACATAGACCGTGGAGTTGGATAAGGAACATGTGGGTTCCAACGACAAACAGTGGTGCCGCGGGGCATTACTTTTTCGACAACTCGTCCCACATCATTCTCTTTTCAAATGCTTCTACCCAACGGGTTCGACGACCATCTGTGTCTTTAATCCAATTGGATACAGTGGTTAAATGCCCCCATGAGTTTTCTGGGGCATTGTGCAGTATCCAGGTAGCAATGCCTGCAATGCTCTCACGGTTAACGTGATCGCTGCGAGTACATGCACCCATTAAGTCATTGCATAGTACAGATACTAGAAAGCTGCCTGGCTCAAGGCCGTGGAAGAAATATCGTTCCAAGGATTCTTGAGTGTGTTCGGGCACACGATATCTGGTGTAGTCTAAGCGTGTTTTTTGAGTCATACCCAATTATAGCACTAAATGGATTTTACGCCAAATTGTTGTACTTTAGTTCCAATAAGCTGCCCATTGGGGAATCTGCTTTGAGTGTAATCTCATAGTGCCCTTGATTGTAACGAAAAGGCATATGCCACACCTTTTCGGTTTTCAACAGCTTTGCAACTTCCGCAATGTTCTGGGCTTTAATCCTCAAAGTCGTCATCATCAAACCCTTCACCGCCACGCATGTTAAGTGAGTTGTGTTTGCCATCGTAGTCCTTGTAATAGGCTTCGTTAGCATTTAGCACTCGGAATTGATTTGGATACTTGAGCCCCATCATCAACATATCATCTCGGTCAGTAATGTCGCAAATGATAAACTCACTGCTACACGCACCTTCGACGTATTTGATCTTGCTGTGCTTAAACTCGTTGTTTTCCAATGCTGTTGCCAAGTCATTATATGCAGGTGCAATAATGCGGTCAAACGGCAAGTGTGGCGTTGGCAAATTACGATCAAGCATGCCTAACTTAGATAACGTTGCACAGTTATCGGAGTCAATGGTTAGCTTACATCGTTTAAATTTGATGCTGCCTTTGGTACTGGGGTTATCGGGAGTTTCCTTGGTGCTCCAAGGTATTTCTGCTGTAACGTGATTCACGTAGAATGTTACACCATGTGCTTTAACGACCCACATAGGAATGGTCGGATCTGTAAGATGTCCCTTATTGAAGTGGAACACTAATTCCTTACATTGGTAATTGATCTACGATTGAGTTTTTGACATTTGGTTCTCCTTTGTTAATGTCTATGCTATATTATATATCTTTCTGATGCCGTCATGCATTTCAATTAGGCGATCTTGATAGCGAAGTTTCAAGTACGTGTACTCTTGATCGCCAACATTTCTAAACACTGCTCTATTGGTATGGGCAATGATACGTGCATTAGTTGCCATATCACACCACCCACTATCAAATGAGTTTGTGTCTGATACTGGCTCATCTGGGCCGACAATCTCAAAATCCACTGTGGTTTCATTTAGAAACTCAATGTCAGAATCGCTCAATGCATGACGAAGCAGGTAATCTGTCACTTGTCTAAAATTGCAAAGATTTCTTCTTCTTTGATGACCAGTAAAGTTTCACCTTTAACTGAAACTGTGATAGTCGCAGCAGGGTTGTAAATTACTTGGTCGCCTACTTTTACTGTAAGCGGAATCGGAGCACTGTCTTTAACTGGTTTGCCTGTGCCAACTGCAACCACTTCAGCTTCGTAAACTGGAGTAACAGAAGAGGTTAGCATAATGCCGCCTGCGGATTTTGTTTCGGGTTCGAGCTTTCTAATTAAAACTCTGTCGTGCATTACTTGCATGTATTTTCCTTATTAACCATATTGAAGTGTTCTGCTGCATGCTAAGGCCACTATCACTTACCGCGGAGTTGTGCGCCGGTCTGCTCCTTCAAAGCACTTCAATATGAACCATAGTAGAATACATTGGATGTGGCGATGAGCGTTACCTCGGCTGCGACCAGCTATCCTAGGAATACTGTGTGCTCGTTCAGGCTCAACCACTAACGGCTTACGATGCACTCTACTATGGTGCGTTAGACGGGAATCGAACCCGTGATTCAGCGGTTTAGAATCGCCTGCTATGCCACTTAGCTACTAACGCATGTGTGTATTATATAACAACTAGATTTATTTTGCAACAGTTTGAACAAAATGTTTGCAGTTTTTGCAAGGTACGGAACGTTTGGTGTCGCAGCTACCGCAGCCAAACATCCATGTTCTACTAAACGTAACTGGTTCATTCTTTGATGGTTTCGAATCTGAGCATTGCATACAGAACTCCTTAACACACATACAACGTTTTAAAGCTAGATTGCGTTGACACGTTTGTCCAATAAAGAGCGATGTGCTGTTAATTGTTCTACTAATTGATCAAATTGCGGCCCAACAAGTATCTCTAACGCTTGATCAATACTGCGTAATGCAGTCTTACACAAGGGTGCAGCTAGGTTATAGATTGCTAGGTGTCCCGGAGAGTTTGCAGTGTGTGCAACAAATCTACAATCTGGTTTACGGGCAACCATATCCATAAAGTATTGTGCCAACGAATGCACATCAATGATAGAAATATTTGTGAGTGTGGTATGGAATTTGATGTTAACTGGTAACTCTAAAAACTTATCCACATTGCCTTTAACAGTGGGCCATTCTGTTCCTGTGCGTTGTAGCTCTGCGGTTCTGCCTACTCCGTCTATGCTTAGATTCAATGTAGATTTAAACTGTAGCAGTTTGCTCACAAAGATAGGATTGTAAACACTTCCGTTTGTGTACACACGCAAGTCAATATCTACCTTGCCTTTTGCTATCAAATGATCCAGCAGTTGATAGTAGTGTTTAATTAACATTGGCTCGCCGCCAGTTAAGGTAAGGTACTTGAGATTCTCTGCAAGCGTTAGTATCTCAAGCCAATCAGATTCTGATACAGTGTTAACAATCCCACTGATCAATGAACTGCTATCACCGTCACACATCTTGCATTGAAAGTTGCAAAGATTGCTGGCCCGTAACTCCATATAGTCGAGATTCTCTACTGTGGACTCACCGTACAATCTCAGCAGGTGTTGACGTATGCTCTGTAGTCCTGCATCCTCTAGTGACTTGCAGCCTTGGCAAGTTTCATCAAATTCATCATTTAAGAACTTGGTCTTGAGATTCTTAAGATAGTCGCTGTTCATAAACTCAACAGGACTCATATCAAACTTCTTTGCACTAATACAGCAAACAGCAGATTTGTCCACATGGTAGTACAAGGACCGCCATGGTGCTGGGCAAAAGAATTTTTTCATAGAAATATTTATAGGGTATATTACGCAGATAGAAAAATAGGCTCCGAAGAGCCTATTTGTTATTTTCTGTTTCGAGGTATAACTACCCAAGTCAGCTTACGCTGCCAATGCGAAAACGTTGTCGTTTGCGTCTAACTTTTTGTTGTCTTCGGCCAGGAATCCCCAACCCTAACGGCTTCTACCTTGCCGAGTAGATCCTGTCAATACTTGTTGCCCTGTCGATACCTTTCAGGCCCATTATAAAACACACTACGAGGGAATTACAGTTGTCCCCTGTTACCTTAGCCCCCGACAGTCTTAGGACAACCTTAAATGTGTTTTATGGTGGACCTGCCGGCCTACGATAGCCGGGTCCAGAACTTCTTTCTATTCAAGCCTTAAACTACTATTCTGTTTTGTGGCATACTTTGTTTAAGTCTGCCACTACTAAACCCTTTAAGTTTATAGTCTTGTTCTTTTTCTAACAAGATGTAATGTTCTTTTATACCATTATTTACCCAACATTTGGTAATTGTATGTCCTTTCTTACCTCGGACCCATCCTTCTGGTATAGTGTCATTTATTGTAATGCGTTTGACTTCTTTAGTCAACACATTAGAAATCCAGAATCTTCCAAATTGAGAATTTTTTTCGCCTTGGCTGTGTCCACGCTTCTTAAATGTTGCTTGCCTTTTTGCAATAGCTTCTGGGTCCTTGGCTCGTTCATTCATTAGTTTCATATGCTCGGGCGAACGAGTCCAGCTATACTTTTCCTGAAACTCTGCATTGTAAAAAGGATTAGCAGGATCACGAGCTCGCTTTTTACCGCCTTTGCTTGAGTTTGCACTATGCTGTTTGCTGCCGTTATAGTGATCCCAACCTCCAGGACCACCCTTGTGCATATTGTAGGTATCTTTACGCTTTACAAAATCTTCTGTTACTATGCTCAACTCTTTGTTGGCCATTTCTTCCATAGAGTTGCAGTAGTGTAGAACTTCTTTCTTGAAGTTTTCTATACCATACTTTTCTATGGCGGCTTTGATTTGTTTCCCGGAACCGTAGTAGCCGTTCCCAGACGGATGTTTTTTTGATTTGTGTTTACCTACATAAATCTTATTGTTTAGTAGGTTAGTGATCTGGTAGACATAGTAATACATAAATGTATTTATGCCACACGCGAGTTCGATTGCTTATTTTAGCGAACGGTTAAGCACCCTTGCGTCCAGAACACTTTTCTCTTTGCTTCATACAGCAATAACTCACATTATAGCACAAGGCTATAATATGTCAAGTATTTATTAAGTAGCGAAATATAAGTTTGTTAACATATGCACAATAAATACTCGCATGAATACCTATTACGAATTGGAACCAAAAGACAACCACTTTTACAGTATATTTGTGGATATAACACATAGATGTAACATGGAATGTGCTAACTGCTATGTGCCTATTAGAACTGTCCCTGATCTAGACATAAACAAATTTTACGAAGTACTTGAACAGTTGCCGGGTAAAGCAGAGATTCGTTTAATTGGCGGTGAACCAACTGTTAGAACAGACCTTGTTGACATTGTGGCAAAAGTTAAACAACTAGGGCATCGTCCCACAATGATGACCAATGGTCTAATGCTTGCACGTCCTGGGTATGCTAGAGAACTTGCTGATGCTGGTATGCGAAGCATCTATATTAGCATGAACGGTGCCAACAACGACGACATCTACGAAGTTATGGATGGTGCTCGCTGTGCTGATAGAAAGATGCGTGGATGGCAGGAATGCCACGATGTTAGGATGAATGTGAACATCGGTGCAATTCTACAAAAAGGAACTAACGACATGGTTCCGCAGCGTTTGTTAGAACTGTCGAATCAAATCGGTGGTGGTCATATTCTACGTTTTAGAAATGTGGGTCAAGTTGGAAGGTTTGCATTAGACAAACACAAGAACTGGACATGGGATCAAATGGTTGATTTAGTTTGCGGCCAGTACGGTATTGACAATGAGTGGGCAAGAGCACACAATTCAATTAACGGTTTCAAAGAAAAGAACGTTATATTCTTCCCAATGGATGAGACTAAAAAGATGAGATCGACTTGGGTTAAGATTACCGATTGGAGCCCAGTGAATTCAAACTTTCCAGACCCTGGTAGCAACCGTCGCGGTCGCTTAACGCCAGACTTTAAACTTGCTCCGTTCTTCGAGCACGTTAAATTAAATGAAAATATCTATTAATGCCCCGTGGGGCGACACCATTGATACAGTAAAGCACTCTAAACCACTAGACGAGTGGTACACAGAACAGCCTGCACTCTCGTACAATGTGTTTAAGTTGCCGGAGCATTATTCATTTGATTTAAAAGAAATGACTGCACAAATTGATGCAATCTTGGCAGAGCACGATCTGCAATCTATCAATAGAAATAAAGAAGAGAAAAAATACACACGTTACAAAGGATTAGGATTCTTTGCACGTACCGAAGCCAGTAACCCATTGCTGGATCATTTTACTCGCCGGGATGAGCGATTCGGAGAAGTGTACCCAGATGACTTGCATCTAAACGAAACGTTGCCGTGCTTGATTGAAAATGATTTTGTAAATCCCACAGTCATTTACAATGAATACTTTAAGCAAGTCTTTAGCAAATTCAAGCACAATATCAGCAAAGCAAGTTTGCTTGATTTAAGATCTAAGGGCTACTTAGGAAGCCATGTTGACTTTCCTTACTATAAAGGAATACGTTTGCATGCCACAATCAAGGGCGGCGAAAATTCGTGGTACGAAGTTGGGGGAGAAAGATTCCAAATACCCGCAGATGGTAGTTGGTATTTTATAGACACTGGCAAGTATCACGCAGTGTGGAACCAAGGACCAGAAGATAGACTTACAATAAATGTAAATTTATCAACGGTACTCGGTGATCCAAAAGTGCTTGCGGAACAGCTATTGTTATAACTGTTCAGCTGATTTCAAGTTAGTAACGTAGTCGATTGCTTTTTGAACAGTATTCATTTCTTCGGCTGCTTCTTCGTCAACTAAAATCTTAAATTCATCTTCTAGCCAAAGCACCATCTCTACAGTGTCTAGGCTATCGCCGCCTAAGTCTTTAATAAATGAATGGTGATTCTGTATAGATGCGACTGGCACATCTAGTTGGCGGCTAACAATGTTTTTAATTCTTAATTCGATATCATTCATGTTTTTTAGTAATTAAAGGCACGAACCATTTGGCAAAGTCTATTTCGCCGGGTTTGTGTGCATAGTTGTAATCGGACGGACGTCCGTGGTGATTATTATGTAAACCGAGCCCTAGTGTAAGCCAGTTTAGCCATGGAATATTTTGACTGTCGTCGACATCAGGGTAATTTTGATAGCTCCATTTATGTGGAGTATGTCCAAAGGTATTAACAATACCACTTAAATGAAACTCAATAACAGTTGCAGTGCTGATACTAAAAACGGCCAGTCTCCAGTCAACGATACAAAGCAGCAAAAAGGTGCCCCAATAGAGTTTGTAGTAATTGCGATGATAAAATTTCATCCACGGATCTTTGAGAATGTCCTTGGCTAGCCAAAGTTTCTTAAAGTCCCATTTATGATTGAGCCACAAGAAGTAGCTCCACCAAAATCCTTTTCTTGGAGTGTGCGGATCTAATTCTGTATCACTATTTGGGTGATGGTACCCTATGTGTAATACTTTTAACATTACTGGACTGCCAGTACCTGCTAACATGCCCAGGTATCCACCTAGACGTGCGATCCACGGATAAGTGACAAACATTTTATGGCAGTAGTATTTGTGAATAAAGATTGCAAAACCAATATGACCAAATAGAAACCATGCAGGATAAACTAACGCTAGCCACCATAAAGAAGTGTGACCAGTGAACAGTGTTGCTATACCCACTGCTGCCAGTATATGTTGAGGTATATATACCTTCCTGAAATTTTCTCCTAAGTTTTTATAAAATTTAAACATTGGATTTAGTTAGTCTTTCTTGTGCAATTAGTGGTTTTCTAAACTCTTGTCTTAATACAAACATTCTAACAAGAATGTCTGACCAATTGCAAGTTCTTCGGTTTTGTTCCCATATCGCAATGTCGCATCGCTGACCTTGGGGAATAATATATTCGTCGTACCAGTCGTAACGACTCAGCTTCTCGCTGTACTTTGTCATTACAGAGTTTCTGATGTTGTGGTGTTTTTCAGGAGCACCCATCCAAAACTTATAGTACCCTCTTGATTCTAATTCTGTTAGAAGCAAATCAAGGGCAGGCAACATAATTTTTGCACTAGTATTAAAGTGGTTGTTTGATTCTTTGATTTTAGTTGCACCAACCCACCACCCTCGCATGTTTGGATAAAGGGTTGCGGTGTACATAGCAATGGCTTCGTTTTGTTCGTTAAACAACACGGTTATCATCATTAGATCTTTGTCTAATAGATTTTTCCAGTTAACCATCATTGTTTCAAAAAATGCAGGGTCAATGGCCTCGCCAATGAGTGTGTTGTCTATGGAAAATAAATCGCGAACGTAGTCAAGTTCTGACGATGTAATTAGTCGAGCGGTATTCATGACAATATTTAGTTACCTTATTTGTGCAGGGATATATAATTTATGTTTAGTAAATTTATTCTCAAGGAAATCGAAGGTGTTGGGACGGAACGTGAATTATCGTTCCTTGACACTATTAAAAACAGCAAGAATGTAGTGTGGGTTACTGCTGTAATGAGCAGCAATGGATCCATACAGTTTGTTAAAGATAAACAAGGAGCAGGATTCTTTACTGCTAAACTAAAAAAATTCCCATCTATTGTAGAAGAAATATCGAAACAGTATCCTGACGTGGTAGTCGAAAACAGTTATGTGACTAAACTAACGCCTAACTACAATATGCTTCCGCACATAGACAAGAATAGAAAAACTGCTATTCTTATGCCGTTAGGCAAAAACAAAGGGGAAATAGTTTACTCTGTGTGCGGAATTCCAGTTCACACGCATGTGTATCGTGGTCCTATTATCTCTAGGGTTGACATAACGCATGGAGCAAACAATACGTCAGATTCTATTCGATATGCGTTAACCCTGGAACTTCCGGGTACCCTAGCAGATAATCGGACCAAATACAGAAAATAATTATTCTGGAACTGTTAGTACAGGATTGTTCCAGTTATCATACGAATACGTTAGCACTCGCAGGACTTTGTTGGCTGTAAGATCAGTAACTGTGATAACTCTGGAAATATTCAAATGGTGTGGTTTTTCAGTGTCATCAAGCTGCCCAAACAATGCAGGCATTACCGCAGCACGTTCGCTGAGATATTGCTGAAGTTTGTCGTCGGTTTCGAAATAGCTTGTAATTGTTAGGACAACCATGCCATCCTTTATAATTTTGCTTTTTTCAACATCTCTTGCTTGATCACGATATTTGTGGAATAGTTGTTCCTGAGTGTCGTAAATTTCTTTGTTTTTTTCTTTGAGATAAGGGTGCAATTCGTCGGATTGAACTGGCCAAGTATCTACACGGGTAACTTTGATAGTCATAATTTTTCCTATAAACTATAAAAATATTTAGCCAAAGAAAAAGGCAACACTAAGATTGCCTTTTTCAAACACAGTCGAGTGATTATTACGCTGCGTCTTTTGCTGCTTCAACACGGGCTTTGATAGCTTCCATGCTAGGTGCAGCTTTGTCCTTCTTGACCTTGACTGTTGCCACTGCATTGTATTTTGCATCAGCATTGTCAATTGCTTCTTTGTATGTAGGGTTTGCATACAATTCAGTTGTTTTGAGGTAGGTAACCAATGCAGGCTTGTCCATCTCAGAAGGCAGCTCAACTAGCTGAATGTCGCTATCAGTCTTCGCGAGAATCTTGACGCGGGTCATGTCAGTTGCGAAACGAACCTTGTAACCACCTTTGCTTTTACTAACACCACCAACTTTAAAAAGTTTAGTCATTTTCGAAATACTCCATTAAGGATTGTTGAAATGTCCACACACTGGACATATTCGAATTATAGTTGACAAACGGTATTATGTCAACCGTAATACGAACAGGGTTTGCCCATTTACTGGGCGAGTTCTTTGCTATGCGACTTAACTGCATTCACACCGTTGTCCATAATACGTGCAATGCCGCCAAAGCCAACAGTGGCAACAATGATTCCGAGCACAAAGCCCACAAGCAGATTACGCATGTTGTTCCTCTTGTTGTTGATAAAATTGTTCCATTTCAGCGAGCTCTGCTAATTCTTCTTCAGCTTCGAGCTCGTCAATGTAGTCTGGGTCTTCGTAGACGTAGAAAAAACGTTTTGACATATTAGCGTGGTAAACGGTAGATGATGCCTTGATTGGTTGTTACCTTAGTAACACCTTTGGCTGTTAAACGAGTTTCGAGTTGGTCCAACCCTGCACGAGTTTTAACGCGAGGACGTTCGCCTGCAATTTTGATAGCGATGAAGCTGTCACGTGGATTAGGTTCGTACACTTTTGCACCGTACACATCCTGCAATTCTTTGCGAACAGCGGCAGCATCGTTACGCTGGGTCTTGGTGTAAGTTTTCCAGCCTGCTTCGGCACGGCGCTTAATATCCAAAATTGCACCCAACTTGCTGGGGGCACGTTTAACTTCTAAATGTTCAGCTTGCATTGTGTTACTCCATTGAGTTTGTTTAACAAGTCTTTAGTATACACGAAAATGAGTTAAATTCAACCAAAATAGTGTTGTATTTTTACAACAAATTAAAATATTTTGCAACTAAACCTGCAATGCCGGTGGCGGTCATAACACTATTCACTACAATTAGGCTAGGTTCGCGCCATCTAATGCTAACAATTAGCCACAAAATGCCACCAACAGCAAGGATAATTGGCCCTTCGGGGTAGTATCCGAGGCTATTAACTGCTGTGCCTACAATAAGAATAGCAGTGGCGATCCACTTAAGGTACCAGTTTAAATCTCTCATGCTTTTAAAATATCAATTAATTGGTTGTTGGCATACGCTTGTTTTGCAGCTTCTTCGAGCTTGTTCATGTAGTCTGCATAGGCGCTGGCCCGTGTTTCTTGCAGCTCTTGATCAAACTTTTGACTAACAGGAAACTCCGCTGCAATTGCCCGAGTCTCGAGTTCGTCATTTGTGTCTGCGTCTGTGACAAAGTAACGGGTAATAACTTTCCTGTCATACTCAGTCACTGACGAATGTGCTACTTTCCAATTTCTCATAGTAATAACAGTGCCACTGAAATGTCCGCTTCATGGCGGAAGCCAATAAAGTAAGGACGATTGTACTCTCGTGAATAGCCGTCGGGAATTGAGGTGTATGTAGCTTTCCCCCAATGACTTTTCCAATATCCATTTGATCCTGCGTACCACGATTCTCCGCCAAACCGGTCTCTGAGTTTTTGCTCAAAATGACTGAGCTCGTTTGAATAGTTGTCAAACCGTAATGCAACTTTAAAGCCGTGTTCGTGCAGCTTCATTCTACGTGTTACGTTTATAATTTTTGGTCTACTGTTCGACATGCAAGTTTAGTGATAAAAGGATTGCTGTTACGTCTGCTTCATTTTTGAGTCCAATGAAGTAAGGGTGTGCTTCTTGCCAACGCTTCGATCTGCCAGCTTCGCACGTCCATTGCTTGTCATCGTCCCAACTCCAAATTGCTTTCGGTCCGCGGTTTGCTTCGAGCCAACCGACAATTTGAGTAAATGATTGTGGCAGGATATGCCGCTGGAAACGAAAAGCTACCTTGTAGCCACGCTTGTGCAGTTTCCAGTTTTTTTGTGTTTTCACAATTTTCATACCATATTGTATGGGATTATGAATTTACGGTCAAGAGAAACCCGCCGAAGCGGGTTGTAGTATTAAGTATTAACCTTTACACTTGGCACGTTTTGCATTGGTTAATGCACCAAAGTCGACTCGCCATTCTGTGCCTGGGGTAATTTCTCTGGCATTAGGCGGGTAAGCAAACTGCACACCAGCTTCGCTTTGGATAGCGGATATCATTGCACGGAACTTGGTTAAGTCATTGCCAAGGTTAACATAAGGCTTTGTGTGCGGGAATCTCCACCCTGCAACTTCTCCAGTTGCATTGTTGATTACAATTTTGTAATAGGCATGTGGGACAATGATTCCGTTAAACGATTCGTCACCAGCGCCATATATAGCTCCAACGTATATTGTATAGCTTTGGTTCGTCTGTACGGCCCACCCACGCACTGAAGTTTCCAGTAACTTCCAAATTCCACGGTTTAGACTGCCATGCTGTGGATACATGTTTGTCATTAAAAAACTTTCGTACTCCACTTGCTGTGTATACGACAAGTCGCCGTCTGGGGCAGCGTGTCCTTTGTCGTAACCTGTGCCAGCATAATCATCTGGACGAGCACCTGTGCCACCTAAGCTGGCATCTGCAACAAAGGCGTTGGTGCGTGGAAAGCAACCTAGTGCATTTTGTGGATACAGGGTATAAGCAACGTAGACAGGAATCTTTACAGGTGCATCGTATGCAACTAAGTAGCCTTCTCGGCAGATGGGTTGTGCTTGTCGTTGTGTTGCGGCAAAGCCGTACGGGCTATGCGTTTGGCATGCTTCCACTGGCAATGGTGCCCGTTGGTCCCACGCATTAGCAGTGAATACAGTAGCCAGGAAGGCTACTGCTGTTAAAAACTTCTTCATTGAAAATCTCCTTAGTTGAGTTTGTCAACTATTTATGGAGCTTTCTCCCATTTTGCAACCATGGCGTTCTTTAGGTCCACAGTAGACATATTGTTTTTACGTAAGAACTGAATGATCCTATCAGCAAGCCCACGCTCTGGGTCGTTAGGCTTACGTGCGTTTGCTAGATCAATTCTCAAGTTGTTATCCTCTTCAGGATAGCGTGATCCATAGTATACAAGATTGTGTCTTAAATGACTAGCCTCTTGGCTTAATTCACTCTTGTTCTTTTTGTATAGTAACTCCACCCATTGCTCTAATGGAGTAATGCGTCTGCTGCGGTATGCCATACTCTTCTTTGGCTGACCTTTAAAGCGACTTGGCAATTGCGATACGTTGAATCTACGATTAGGTGCTTGTAGTAGCCACCCTTGCTTGTCTGCGTAGAAGTAAATTGGTATGCCCTGTGTCTTGGCAATGATAGCCATCTGACGAATTACAGGGCTACGGAAATCATCTTGATCACTAACCAGCTGGTGGATCTCTTTTATAACACCTTCTGTTGGAATCGTTGGGGTCTTGCTGTATACGCGGTCTTCGGCTTCGCGTGTACGCTCATTGGAGTTATCACGTTGCCACATGCCTTCCCAATAGTCTACAGGCTTTACTTTGTAATGCTGAGATAGTTTGTTACCATCTAGCACAAACATAACAGCATGCGAGCCGGGAGTTCGTGCATGGTAGTCACCTACCTTGCTGCGAGTTGTACTCATAAAGTATGGGTAACCCGGTGGTGCAATCTTTGCTTCTTGTGGGCTACCTACGCTGCTGGTTAATTCAAACTCGCCGCCCTTCATAATACGCAATGCAGGCATTGGACTTGTGTAATGATACAGAACGCTGGTTGCACCTTCGTCTAGCTCAAGTTTCTCGTTATCCATTCCTGTGAGTTGTCTAAATTCCCACTCCAAGCTATCTAACCCGTGCTCTACGTCTCTCACAGTTTTATTCTTACTTGACAGTCTGTCGTCGGGTGCTCTTGGCATAAGAGCATCAGCAGTGCGGGCAATTACCTTGCTCTTGGCTTCGTTAATATGTTTAACTGGGTCTAACCAGTATGTGTGGCCATCTTCTGGTCTAAGTTCAAAGTCACCACCGCTAACCACAAACTCACCAAAGTCCCAACGTGCTAACCAACGATTTGCATTGTTTGGATCACGCTCAACTTTGTTAATCTTCCATACATCATTGCGACTGTCCTTGACCCAAATCTCTTTGCCTGCTGCAATCATTACAGCCATTCTACGGGCAAGGTCCTTGGAAGGAGCAAACATGTCATCTTCTTCGTCTACTTTTTCTACCTTAGATAGTTTGTTGTAGTACTCTGGATCTTCGCCTAAGTGGTCTAGAGCAATTTCTCTAGCAATGGCAGTGTCGCTAGTGTGTTCATGTTCATGTTTAACGCCGTCGACTAATTGCTTGTTAACGTACTCAACACTAACGCCGTGTTTTGCTGCCACCTGCTCGGGTGACATAGTTGGCTTGTCTAAAAACTCTTTTGCTCTCATTAGCAGTTCCAACGCTTTAATGCTTTTGCTTTTGCAGTCGGGCGACCCTTCTCGTCCTTCATTGGACCATCAACACCACTCATACGAGCACAGAAACTCTTACGGCGTTTAGCATCCTTGCTGCCTGCTTTTAATTCGCTAGGCTTTTTAGTTACAGCAGTTTGTAACTTGCTACCTGGATTTTCTCTACGGTATGCTTTAACAGCCTTAGAGCTCATGCCATCAGTCTTGTCTTGCTTGTTGGTCTTTTGCCAGTCTTCGTCTACACCGTCTTTTGGCACACAGTTAGGAACTTGCTTGCCGTTCTTTTTCTTCATGCCAATTTGCTTGTATCCGTCCCAGCATGCTTCTGTGATGATTTCGTTAATTCTCATAGTGTGCTCTTATAGTATCTTTTTGTAACTCACAAAGTTATTGTGACGATCTTGTAGTCCACGCATAGCGGGATTAATTAATTTGGTTACTGCCGCAGTATCTGCGAAGTTATTGATGTGTGGCTTAACACGGGTATTCCAATACCATACTGCAATCTTAGCAGCTACCTTAGGATCTGCTGCCATCTCGGGCTTTTGTTCCAGAGGTAAGCCTAGTGCTTGTCCTGCCATGCGATAGTTGTCTCTACCAGTGATTTGAATGAATCCGCGACCGTGATATCTAACACCGTCGCCTACTTGTTTATTACCCAGTATTTTTGCAGTCTTAGGCGCCACTTTAGGGTCATAACGCTTGTGAAAATAGGTCTTACCGCCAATTTCCTTCATGCGGGCAAAGTCTGCACTCTCGTGCTTTGTTTGGGCCATAAACTGTGCTAGCTCTGTGCCTTTTAGTCCCGCTGCTTTTGCTGCACGGTGTAGTGTTTCTTCTGCTGCGGTGTTGTAGCTGAGTAGGTTAATGCCCTGGTCTGCTTTTTGCACTTGTGCAGCGGGCTGAGTGGGCATTACTTTTGCTGTAGCAGGTGGAGTTGTTAAAGCTGCTGCACCCATAGCGGCACCAGCAGCCCAATCCTTCCAGCCCTCGTCTACATCTTTTTCAAACAGTTCATTAAGAAACATAAAATAACCAGTATTAGTTATTTATTGAATCTTGTGTGCCTATGATGTTTGGGGTGTAGTCGTAGTTAACCATATGTCCAAAGCTCTGTGCTTTACGCTTTTCGCTTGTGTCTGCGTTAGGGATGGTACGCAATACTCTAGCACCGTTGCGAATATGGAACTTGGCAACTGGATCACGTTGTGCTTGCAAGAATTCCATGATAGCTTCCATGCTAGGTGGCTCCGGAAAGTGGGCACTAAGGTTTGGAATAGGACTCATTGTCACAAAGTTTGTGATCTGTGGCATGTTTCCTTTAATCCATTGTGCTGCTTCACGGATTAACTTTGCTCCTGCGTTTTGAATAGTGCAAGGTTTGTCTGTGCGGAATACACTGTAGAAGATTGCATGATTTGCAAGCAAACTTATTTGGCTGTCTACGTCCAATATGTCTGCAATATCATCTGGCAGGCCATTTGTAAATGCAACGCATAGCACAGCAACTGGCACCTCGTTTTCAATTAAGAAAAATATGTTGCGATCGTAACGACATCTTCGTTCAAGGTTTCGTTGCTCTGTTAAACTGTGTACTGGATCTTGATCTACGAAGCGTAGAAAGTGATTAGAGAAGTTTGGGGCGCGAAGATGTGACAGCATATTGAAAACCTTAATATGCGTATTTATTTCGAATTGAGAAAAACGAAATTATTCAGGGATATAAGGAACTAGAGTAGGAATAGATTCCATGCCCTTGGCACGGGCAGCAGTAAATCTGTGGTTACCATCGAGCAACCAACCATTCTCATCTGCTACAACTGGTCTACGTTTAATATCGTCCACAGAGATATTACCAATGTGGTCCCAGTCTAAGTCAATGACTCTTCGATAAGGATCGTCTTGGTCATAGAACTCAGGAGTTTGTAAGTCAGACAATGGAACGTTACGCAATACCCATACCTTGTGTTTAACAATAGGCTTTTCTAAATGGTACTCGTGGTGAATACCTTTAACATACTTTAGCACCTGCTTGTCTGTGTAGAGCTTATTGTTTGCAGAGTCGCTAGTGTGTATAGCATCGTCTTCTGTCGCAGGCTCGTCAACAGGGATCAGGCCATCAAGTGCATAGCTTAGTTTACGCAGAGCTTGATCTACCTTGCCATCTTCGTACAGGATACCAATGCCGCCATTTGCTTCCCATAGCTTGATGTTAGAATCAAAGTCGTCAATTAGAATGTTAGGAGTACCGTCTGCTTGTTTAGCAAACTTCTCTTTCTGGTGATCAAATATAACGCTTTCAATTGGGTACTTGCTCATGTAGCGATCAATCCATTGGGACTTTTCTTCGCTGCTTTGCTCTACCCTGCTCATTAAAGGACTAGACAAGATACTAAAGTGTCCTGCTAGCTTTATAACACCACGCACAAGTTTACCTGCGTTAGGTAAAGGTGGTAATTCTTCAAAGAAGCCCGGTTCTTTTGCAACTTGATCAATGCGATCTTTTAGCTTACGGGCTTGGCGCCAATGCGGAGCACCTTCACGTTTGGCCACTTCCCCAAACATGTCCGCGAGAACGCCGTCAAGATCGACGTACACAACTGGCCGGCTTTCGTGGGTAGATTCTAATTCAAAACTTTTCATAATAGTGATAAATATTAGTGTAGTTCGCGGGCGTCCACTCCCCAACTACTCTAATGCTACAAGGAGCAATCAGCACATGTATTTACACTTTTATGTATATGCCTATCTTAGAAAAGATGGCACACCTTATTACATCGGAAAAGGTAAAAACAATCGATGCTACGGCAACCACGCATGGCACCAACCGCCATCTGACAGATCTAGAATAGTAATACTAGAACAAAATTTGACAGAATTGGGTGCATTGGCACTTGAACGCCGGTATATAAGGTGGTATGGTCGCAAAGATACTGATTCTGGGATATTAATAAACAAGACAGACGGCGGTGATGGAATTTCGGGCTACAACCCACCTGCACATGTTAGACAAAAATATTCTAAGCCCGGAGATAAAAATGGTATGTTTGGGAAGAAACATAGCGATAAGGTAAAACTGGAATCAAGCATTCGTAGGGCAAAGACCAACAGCTTACGAAAATGGTATAATAACGACACCGAAACTGCATTTTTGCCCGAATGCCCCAATGGTTGGGTATTAGGTAGATTAAATCAAAAACCGACTACTGATGGCAATAAATGGTACAATAATGGTACGGTTGCAGTTTCTAGAAAAGAAAAACCCACTGGTGCTGAGTGGGTTCCTGGTATGCTCAAAAAGAAAACGTTATAACGCTAGCGCCTTGCGGAAACTTTGAATTGTGTGATTCATTGTAGCGTTAACTACGTTCTTCTGTCGCAATGCAATTTCGTGCCCGATACTAAAGATATTAGTAGGGGGCATAGTAACACGGGCATCGCTTTCGATTCCGTCACGGCTAATTGCTAGTCCGTGCTTGGTTACAAGGTGCTTAATAGGTGCGTTATAGCTTAAGCAGTGCATGTAAAGGTCTGTGTAGCCTCTGTTACGTGACCAAGTCATTGCATAGTCCATTAGACCGCTTGCAATGCCCTGCTGGCGATAACCTTCAGCAACCATTACACCAAACTCAACTTCGTGATTGTTGATTTGTGCAATATGCACAGTTCCTACAATTTCCCCATCTACATCTTCTGCCACCACAATGTGATGCATAGCCGGTTTAGCAACCATGTCATCAACTAACATTTCAATGTTTTCGTTGGTAACAGCATGTCCGAAATAGATGCTTAACGAGCCCATTGAGCGTTGTTTCAAGAACACAGCGTACTTGGGCAACTCTTGGTCAAAAAGAACTCTGTAGGTAATCATATCAGTAGATCATGTGGCCATTTTTCTTGGCCAGTTTATAACGGTATTCGCCCCAAGCGATAAAAAAGTCCCATACAGCTTTGTGAAGGGTTTTCATAGTGACCACCCCTTGCGGCTGTCGTACTGGCGAATCCAGTGTTCTACCTCTGCGGTAGTTGTTGGGCTTTTGCTGCTTACGTAAACCTCGAGTTCATCTTGGTAAGACGGTGCTGCAAATAGACTTTTGATCCATTTAAGTAGTTGCATCTCAGTTTCCTTATTAGTATTTGTACTAATATTTATGCTGCGATGCAACATCCTCTCATGGTTTCTACTTAGTGGTCCATCTAAGTGCAAACATCACGGCCTTTTGCTCGTCGGTAATGTCTACGTGCCACGTAATTGAAGTATCTTGATCTCCCCGCGGGAGCCTAGGCTTGCCATCGTACATCCTAAATATCTCCCACCCTGCCCCAATAGTCACAACGTGATCATCCCCGGGGCCGTAACATTCCCCAACATTGTCCTCTAACCACTCGCGAATGCTGCTCATAGCAGATCGTAGAGTAATTGGGTCACGGTTATACGGATCGTAAACGCCGTGGGCCTTGAGTATGTTGGGGGTTATGTCAAAAACAGCCATTATGGGCGCTTAGATACCACTTCATCAGCAAGACCCATGTCCACTGCTTCTTGGGCAGAAAGGAATGTGTCAAACTTCATGGTGCCAAACATTTCGTCGTATGTTTTGCCCTTGGTGTTGTGCTTAACATACAGTTCAGTCAGTCGCTGATTCAAGCGTTGGCTTTCTTCGAAGCTGCGTTTTGCATCTTCAAATTGCAGTTCTTGCACATGCACAGAACCACGTGTGCTAGGAGTACCTGAGCTAACACGGTGAATCATTGTGCGGCTTTCGGGCAATACTAGTCGTTTGCCTGGGGCTCCTGCTTGGGCAAGGAAACTTCCCATAGAGCAGGCTTGGCCAAGTACAATGGTAGAAACATCAGGCTTAATGAACTGCATAGTATCATAGATTGCCAAGCCAGCAGTGACGAGGCCACCGGGTGAATTGATGTAGAAGAGGATATCGGCATCGGGATTCTCACTTTCAAGGAAAAGCATTTGAGCAACGACCAAGCTAGCAGAATGCTCGCTTACGTCTGTGTCCAACATAACAATGCGATCTTTGAGCAAACGACTGTAGATGTCGTAGGCACGTTCGCCGTTAGCGGTTTTTTCGAGTACGGTAGGTACAAAGTTAGGCATAGTGTCCTGTTAGTAGTTATTGAACCACTATTATAACAGGATTTGAATTAGCACTTAGTGAAATCTTGGTGTTTGAACCAGCGTTTTTGTCCAAACGATATCTTTAGGTTAAGTCCATAGTGGGTAAAACGTTCACGCCATTCATAGAAGCTAGGCCCATGCCCGCCACTGTTTTGGTGTATGTCCCTGCCATAGTAATCAATGTGTTCCCAACGGTCTATGTCCCATTGGTATTGATGTACCATTTCGTGTGCAAGTGTGTTCATGAACCACTGCTCGCAGAACCATTTATCCACTAGCTTAATGCGGCACCAGGATCCAGTGTTTTGTTCTTGTTCTAGCCAATAGCATGTTCCCCAACACTTAGGAATGCGTCCTTGCTGTATTGTGGGCTTGGTTAAAACGCCATCAAAAACATATCTGTTAATGATGTTGTAAGCATACGTTACATCTGCGTTTGTGGGTCGGAAACTCTTGCGGCGTTGGTACGTTATGCTGGGTAACGCTTGCGCCATTATACTGCGTATAGGATTCGGTCTAGCCATGAAAAAGCCCTCGCTACGGTATTTAACTACCGCAGGAGAGCTTTTTATACTAGCGTTTAACGAACTACAGTTTGCCCGATTACAGCGCCTTCTTTTTGCAGTGCAGCATCACGCTTACGCTTGTATTCTTCATTGTCCACAGGCATCAGTGTAATACCTTCAACTTTGCTTGCAGGCTCTGCTGCTTTGCCGTCCACAATGTTATCCAGCTCTTTGAACTCACGTTCGCGGTTAGCCATTGCACGTTCTTGCAGTTTGTCCATTTGCTTGGTGCGAGCCAGCTTATTGGCTTCGCCTACCGGTAACCCAACTAGCACGTATGCACGGAAACGATTGCCATCACGGATTACATGGCGTTTTTCAACGTTTGCACCAGTTACATCCACGTCCGGGCAAATGTTGCGGATCGCAGTAGTTGTAACGCTAGTGCTTGAAGCTTCGGTATCTTGGCGATACACTTTAGTTTGGCTGCGAACCTTACCACCTGCTGCTTGGCAAATGCCTTCAAATGCGTTAGCACGAGCATTGCCAATGGCACCCGAAAGGCTACCACTCACGCCATCGCCAACTGCGTAAATCACATTGTCCTTTTTAGGAACATCCACAAACCACTCAGGCACATTGTCAATGACATTCTGTGCCGCTGCTTCGCCTGCGTTTGCGTAAACGGGCTTTGGGGCAGGGGCTTGTGCTACAGGTTGAGCAGTTGAACAAGCTGCGAGAGCGAGCACTGCGGCGATTGATGCGATACGTTTCATGATTTTACCTTTCGGTTGTTAAGATATACAAATTATAACACAACTATCATTTCGGACTAACCACTTCCCAGCGATTTACCACAGGTTTTGGATTAGATTTTTGATAGCAACGGGCTCCTTGACTGCTTCCAGCCGGGAAAGTTTCATTGATGTGTACACAACCTTGTGGCTGTGGTCGCGGCGCAGGGCAATACGAATGGATTTGATGAATGATAACACGGGCAGCAGATTCTTGCCGGCGGTCGTACATTGCACGTTCTTCATAGTATGTCCCATCTGCTGTGGTGTCCACAATACCTAGCGGGCTTGTGATACGTAAACCATTAACAATACGTTCATTTGGGGTTGGGAAAAAGCCTTGTAAAAATGCTAACTGTTCTTCGCGGCGACTGCAATCAATTTGATAGTGATTGAGGTCCTGTACATTCATGCGGGATGGTGTTGTGCATCCTGCAAGCAATACAGCAGCGAAAACAAATAACAATTTCATCGGCAGTACCATTGTAAACGTTGGATTTGAATGTTAATTGTTTGATTATACAACAGCTCGTCGTCTTCTAACTTAGCAGGAAAACGTTTAAGTTTTGTAAGGTAGCGGATCTGAGCATCTTTATTGGCGCAGTCAGGCACCAAGTCTGTTACTGTTTTGTCGTAGCTGGGGCGATGCTGTGTTGCACACCCCGCTAGCAACAAAGCAAGTATTAGGCAGCAACGGGCTGACATTTTGCTGGCTTGTGGAACGTTACCACACGCTTGAAGGCTGCTTCTGCATCCTTCTTCTCCACGCCTGCGTTACGCTGAATATAGCGTACAGCATCGCGGCTGTTAAATTGAAGAACAAACACTGCTTCATTTGCGAAGCGTTCAGCTTGGTTAAGTTGCATCAGGATCTCCTTTAGGATGCTTGGGTTTACGAACATAGGCTTTGACACTTTTCTCCACCTTGGGGCGGAACGGTAGTGTCGGATCAAACAGTGCCCGATGCGAACGGCGTTTGGGTGCTTCAATTCTAATCGGATTCTGCTTTTTCATACCGTATTATACACTATCTCGAATTTCGAAACAGTGTTAATCCTTGAAATAATTTGCTACTGCTTCTTCAATCTCAGCTTCGGCATCACTGTCGAGCTTGTAATCAAGCCACTTTGCACGATAGCCTTTGCGGTCCAGAATATCATATTCCAGATCGGTGTAGCCATGGTAATCCCAATCGCTGGCCGCATTGTACGAGTAAGAACCCTCAACGCAATCATAACTGATTACGCCAATTTGGCAAGGAATACCACCTAGGGTGAACTCAACTGTTGCAATGTAGTGATTGGGTTTAGCCATTTTGCAGATCCGTTTTGTTTAACAATGCTTAGATTATAGCACAAAACGGATTATCTGCAACCAAAAATTACAAAAATTTTGTAATACTTAAGTAGTAGCTTCTAGCTCTACTTCTGGCTCTACTTCGTCGTTTTCTTCGTCATACTCACGCTTTTCAGCAGCAAGTACATTCTGCATGGCGCCAATGAGCAGCTCGTAACCTTCGGGTTCTTGCTGTTGGCTACCTGCACCTGCCTGCGGACTCCAAAACTTGCGAGTAGAAAGCATAAAGCTATCAATCCACAGTGCTTTGAGATTCTCTGCTAACAGCTCAGTAAGCCCTGCACGATCGTTGGACTTAAGGTAGTCATCTACCAAAAAGTTAACACGAACCAACCCGCTGAAACGATACTCGTCCATACTGAGCAAGCTGGCAGCGTGGTTAACTTGGTTGCCTTCGCGATCATTCATGCGGCGCAGAGAACGAAGAGGTTCGTAGTATCGCAATGGGTTGCTTTCATCTGCGTATTGCTCAAACATTTGAGCAACACATGCTGGCAAGTCAGCTAACACATCTTTGAATGAGTATTCAACATAGGCATTGTCCCAGCCAGTGGTGCCATTGTTTGCTCCAACGTAACGTTCGATCTTGCGGTTCTCAAGAATGTGATTAACAACACCCATGTGGAGCATAACGAATTCCACATGTTGACGTTGGCGCTCATGGAGCCCTTTAACAAACAAGCGACCTTCATGCACAGCTTCAAAGAACACTTCGTCGTCAAATCCTTCCTTCTTAACAGCGATGTCATGGAATTGATTTGCACCTTGTGGCAGCTCAATCAATTCTTCTTTAATCGCGTTCATCACAATGTTGAGGCCAACGCCAGTACAGTCTTCGCCACCGCCGTAGTCGTTGTACTTGGCGTAGAACGGCATCATCACAGGAGCCCAAAACGGTGTAGTGTAGCAAAGGCTATCGTATCCGTTGTTCTTTACAAGAGCAACCACCATCACGTCTTGTCCATGACGAATGTGCAGTTGAGAAAGTCCACAAGTTTGATTCCAGCATCCCATAGTTAATCCTTGTTTGGGTTTACAAATTGACGTTCAGCACACATCTTTTCAAAGGTGTCCCACAGTTGATTAAACTTAAACTCGTAGACCTTAGCCAGTGCTTCAAAGTCTTCGGGTTTAGCATCACGCTTAGACAACAGTTTAATGTCATCAGTTGCTTTCCAGCAGTCTAGAATTTGCTGTTCAAGATCAAAACGGTCAGTCATATATTTCCTTAGCAAGTAACAAGTGAGTCGTAGGCGAGCTCGTTGACCACATCGCCGTACATGTCGGTTAGTTGTTCCAGCTCGTCGTCAGTGAGTTCGATACCATTAGTGTATTCACCATAACAGAAATAAGCATCGCAAAAGTCAGGGTAGTCTCTGCTATCAACACCGTCGACTTCTAAGCTACTAAATTTAATCTCGTGTCCGTTTAGTTCCATCTCGTGCTTTCAAGTTAAAAGTTTCTACAGCATAATTATACTGCTCAACACCTTTTCGGATTGCATCAGCAAACAAATAATCAGCAAGTTTTTGAATCATTTTTCAACCTTTGGAATGTACATCAAGCCACGAGCCTCAAACTCGTCGATATAACACTTGGTCATCTTGTTTGCCATCTTGTAACGATCTTCCATTCGTTCAAGTCGGGAAAGTGTATCGTAATGGGCAGCACGTTCTTCCCGTAATGCAGCGACCAATTGATCATGGGTCATGTCTTCTAGTTTCATTCTTCAACTCCGAAATGTTCTTTAATCTTTTCTACTGCAACATCTTGTCCTTCAACCAATCCTTTACCAAACTCACTCATATCCTCATACGACTCGTCTAAAAAAACTGGCTCACAAACTTTGATACATTCCCGAACAATCAACTCGGCGAACTTTTCTGTCCACGACGGAATATGATCTTCTATGGGCACAGGAATATAATTGGAATCTACTGATTCCATAAAAAGTTTAACAATTCGTTCGTTCATTCTTCAACTCCATTCTTGACAATTAGATGATCGGCACCGAATTTTGATTGTAGGCGTTGGCCTAGATTCTGTGCTGTGTGATCATCGTCGGCTTTAATCGGAAACGACATTGTGGCCTGACCTTTTGTGTAGTAGTTGTCGTCTACGTCCGCAAACACAAGTGTAATGGTATAAGGTGTCATTGTGCATCCAGTGTAGGAAACTCGGTGTTGTCTTTGTGTGGCACAGTCTTGTGAGCTGGTACTTCACGCAATGAGCCATCTGCATGACGACCAATCAGCATCGAGTACCCGATACAATTTTGCTCAGGCATGCTCTGCTTTACATAGTCCAGTTCGGTGCCTGGTGCCATGTCGTAGTGTTGTTGGGTTAGAATGAATTTACGCATATTAAGCCACCAATTGGTAAGGTTTGTTCCAAGCGCCAATGTTAACATCAACATACCAGCCCACATTAAAGTAGTCAGTTTGGATGTCGCTGTGATCATGGTTGCCATTGTTCATTGCCGCAAACACTTCCTTCATGAACTTCAGTGCAGTACCAGTAAAGTGTTCTTGATACCAGTAAGGATTAACGTCAATGCTGCCACTGTTGCGAACGCGGTTAGCAGCTTCTTCGGTCATCTTGTGTGGGTTGCCATTGATGTAGTTTTCAACAAAATCAATCTTGCCCGACTTGATGTTGAGAACCAGTGTGCTATGATGACGTACAGCCATTGTTGCCTTGATGCCGTACTTTTTGCAGATTGCTTTCACCACTGGTGCGATTTCTGCTTTACGTTGCTGGTTCATGTATGCCATTTTTAACTCCTGGTTAATGTTTGTTGCTATGTCATTAGTATAACACCAAAATGGGCAATTTAACCAAAAAGAGTAAAAAACTTGAAAAATATTTTCAAGTGTGGCATTTTTACAACACTTTAACGCTTGCAGTCTTTATCTTTGCCGGGATCGCAGGTTTTAGAGCTTGTGCCACCGTGTGAGCCACCCCAGAATGGGAACCAACTAGAGCTGCTTGAGCTAGTGGATTTAGATCCAGTACTTTCAGCTGACGAGCTTTTGCCTGCTGTGCTTGTGCTAGATCCTTTAGCTGGTGCTGTGGAAGTGTGTCCGCCACTAGAGCTACTATGCCCACCCGAGCTAGCGTGGCCACCGCCGCCACCACCTTTAGCGTGTGCAGTTGCAGAAATAGCCATAACAATAGCAAGGGCGATAAGTTTTTTCATGGTGCAATTCCTTCATCGTAATCGTACTGTGGTTCGCCGTCTTTATCTGGGTCTGTGCATTTAAGCACAAACGCTTCGTACTCGGGGCTAGTGCCGTCAAAGTTATATCGATAATCTTCTGCACCATTGGACCATGCCGCAAGTGTAACAGTGGGAACAACGCCGTTGAGAACTCGTGTAACTCGATCAATGACCCATTGTTTGTGATGGGCACCATCAATTGCACCATATAAGTAAATGCACAGCATAGCCCAATCCTTTGCGGTGTACTTACTGTACTCAGGGTGGGTTGCAATGTCTACAGGAGTTTCGCCTAAGTATTTTGTCATGCCTAATTGTAGCACGTTTGGCCATTAAAAAACCCGCCGAAGCGGGTTTAAAGTAAGCAATACCTTAGTATTACTTTTTAGCTTGGAAAGCCTTTGTGAAAGTTTCAGTCACTTTGCTGAAGTCCACTTTAGCAGCTTCTTGAGCAGTTTTAACACCTTCGCTAGCCAAAGTTGTTGCAACATCAGTACCTGCTTTAACAGCAGATTTGGTGTATGCAGTTTGGGCGTCAACAAATTGATTCAATGCATCGGCAACAGTTTTGTTCTGTGCAAATACGGTGTTAACGAAATTCTTTTTGCCAGTTTGGATGGCGTCGATTGTAGTATCAAGTGTAAACATGTTTTTCTCCTTTAGACGAAAGTTTACTATAAGACCCGCCCTATGCAGCATCTTATATGTTCTATTGTATTAGTATTTATACTAAGAGTCAAGCGGTTTCACGAAATTTTCCTAGTGAGCGATCACTAATTAAATACATATACATTGAAACATTCAAAGGAGTAAAAATGTTCAAATCAATCAAAGAATTCTTCTTCGGTAAAGAAACACCTGCACCAAAAGTTGAAGACACTAAAGTAGAAGCAGTTAATGCAGCACCTTACAAAGTTGAAGCACCTGTACCAGCAGGTGACGTTGCCCCGCAACCCGCGGCGTTGGTTGTAGAAGGCGCCGGCGTTGTTACTGCAACTAAAGCCAAGCCAAAAGCTAAAGCACCTGCTAAGAAGGCAGCGGCACCAAAAGCTAAAGCACCTGCTAAAGCACCTGCTAAGAAGACATTGGCTAAAGCTGGTGACAAAAAGCAACCAGGCAAAAAGCCACCTGCTAAAAAGACCAAGTAATGTTTTTTCGTAATATCGGGGTCTTTAGAGATTCCGAAACTATACGATATCACCTAGATCATTTTAAAACACACACTCCTAACGAGTGGGCAGTTTACAGTGATCTAGGTCATTTTTTGAATAGTGGCCATCCTGTTAACATAGCGTTTGTCCACTTACCCTATCCCTTTACCCGCGACACACAAAGTAAACTAGATCAGCTAAGAGAGTTTAGCAATCATGTATTTGTTGTGGGCAGTGAGTTACACGATGTAACTACACAATTCATTCGTGACAACGATCACGCAAATATCACGTTCTTTATCTGTGGCAAGTTAAATTTCTCTTTGCAAAATGCACAAGTACACGAATACTTAGATTGGTTTGAAACCAGTCGGCATTTCTACAAAGAACATTTGCCAGAGATATTGTCTAGATTAAAAGATGGCCCAAAGGAATCTCACTTCGACATACTGCTGGGAAGAAAGAAACAGCATAGAGATTTCATACACAATTTTGCAAGATCAAACTTGCGTGTAGAACAATACATGATGACGTACTTTAACGAGCATCAGATTGATTTTGCAAGCGAACACGATTTATGGTCATGGCAGCAACCTGGTCTCAGATTTATTAATACCCCACAATGGACCGTTGACATGGTCGATTACTTTGGGCACCACATGAGCTTGAGCCAAGTGATTCCCATAGACATTTATAATCGTACCAATTACACTGTAATTGCAGAAACAAACTTTAGCAACGAATACAGCTTCTACACCGAAAAGACCGCCAAACCTATTATTGCTCGACGCTTGTTTGTTATGTTTGCAGGCCAGCATTACTTGCGTAACCTTCGTGCGTTAGGGTTCCGAACATTTGACGGAATCATTGACGAAAGTTACGATACTATAGAAGACGGCCGCACACGTTGGGCAATGGCATGCGAACAACTGCGTTGGCTATCTACCCAAAACCCTGCAGAAATTTTAGACAAAATAAAACCCCTAGTGGATCACAACTTTGCGGTTATGATGTCTAAGGGGTGGATGCAGGATTACGTTGACTCTCTGGAGTCTGCGGTTGATGGAATTCTTCCGCAAACTTAAAGCTGGCCAAGTTCTTGGCTTTGCTCTCGCACATGATATCAAAGTTTTGCAGGAATTGAGCAGCCCACGCATTCACCTCGTGATTCCAGTAATAGTCACTGTGGGCACGTAGCTTTGCCTTTTTATGACCAGACTCTAAAAGCGTCTTGTGATCGGGCTCTGTTGCTGTGCAGTGTCCGACGAGGACGTCTTCTCGGCTAATAGAGTAGTGAAGAGTAGGACGCACGCCGCGCCAGCTATCAATAACTGCCTTAACAGTATCGCCGCCAACATCAATGTACTCACCTTCTCGGATCCAGTGATGATGTATATCGAGCACAGTAGGTACAAGATCACGCAACTCCAAACAATCCAATACGCCATGTGTATACTCTTCATTCTCAAGGGTTAAGCAGTTACGTGCTTCGGGGCTAAGGCGTCCGTATACGTCACGGATACCTTGTGTGCCTTTGCGACCACTGATGTGTACGTTGATCTTAAAGTCTTGGAACTCGCGACCAAAACCCATCATACGTGTCATATCAGTGTGGTATTCGAATTCGTCGATTGAACGTTCAACAACATCTCCATTATCACTTGCGAGAACGCAGAATTGACCTGGGTGAAAACTAAGACGCACATCGCGGCTACGAGCAATAGCACCCACTTCCGCAAAGTGTTTCTCGCAATAAGCCCTAACGTCACTGAGACGCCAAAAATAACGCCAAGTAGGCTCGGTATATAGAGGAAGAAGGTCGCTACTAAGTCGAACCATTCGGAGATGTTGTTCAAGAGATCCTACCTTTGCTACCAGCTGTTTAGCTGATTCGATGTTGTGTTTCATAATATCCCAGAGACGTTCCTCTGCGATATGTTCACTTTGGCGACGGAGCCATGCGCCGGTTGTGCTACGAGTATTTAACTCGGGCACAGAGATCACTTGACCTTTGTTGTCCAGTTCACTGTACTTGCAAGCGAAACCTATTCGTGCTGTCATTGTTTTAAAATCCTAAAGATGCTGTGATAACTGGCTGTTACTTGATGAAGTGCCCATTGTAACTGTCTTGCGGGCATGTTGTCTACCACTTCATTAATATCTTTTTCAAGATCAGTGTGGGAGTACATACGCATGAACACTAGATGATTTCGGTCGTCCAGAAAGCCCAGAATTCGTTTGATTTCTGCTCTGCGTTCAGCTTGCTGTTTTCGTGACATGCTGCATTATAGCATGTTTTGGGTTTATTAGTCTATAATACCAAAGTTTGCCCAATTTGCAGCACCTAAACATACCCAACCCATAGGGCCGCCAGGGCTCGGATTAGCGTTAAACACAATGTGACCCTTTGTGCTAGTAAAGCGTGGCGGGGCATCGCTGCTGCTTACTTTAGAAGATCCAACCTTTAGCTCTGCAATTTCTGTGGAGCCATCTGTGTGTAAGGTTATGTTATTGTTTTTGTTGCTGCCCAATACTAGAGCTTGACTACGTGGTGTAGAGATCTTGCCTACACCGTCTTTGAACTTGCTTGCTGTAATTTCAATGTCTTCGTCCCAAACTGCTAATGCTGCACTTGGTTCAACTGTGTTTACGCCTACACGTTTGCTGCCTACGTACAGTGTATCCGAAAGCTGAGTTTCACCTTGTACTTGCAACTCTTTTAGTAAACCTAGCTTCTGTAGGTTACTTTCGGTAATGTTGTAACCAATACGATTACCTGCCACAACTTCCTTGCCATCAACTGTAATCTTGGATAAGTCAATGCCGTCTGTTTTGATCTTGTTAAAGATCACATCACTGAAGCCAGTAAACAGTGTGGTGTCCAGCCCGCTTTGTACACTGTTTGTAACGGCTGTAGTTAGTTGCTTGTAAAACTCGCTGGTCTCAGGGACTGTGCCTTTAACATCTAGGTTACCTTGAACGGTTAGGTCCATGGTCACCAGATTGTTTTCCACAACCACAGCAGAATCTAAAATGGTTACCACACATCCTGTAGCACGATCATCAATGCCGGTGCTACCAAACCCTTTAATAATTCCGTTGCTGATTTGATCACCGCTTAACTTAAGGTTGGCGGTCTGGATTGCTGTTACAGGGATGCTATCTGCAGGAAACTCAAACTCTTTTAGTTTGATGTCAAGGTAGCTTCTAATTGCAGTTTGAATTACTGCGTTAAAGTCTACCTTGGCTAGTCTGTCTTTGATGTCTTGTTCAAACTTAGCAACAGCTTCTTGTTCAAGATTAGTTGCTAGTTCAGTTACTAACGCTTCGGTTAGTTGTTGGATGGTTTTTGATGTGTCCATTTATCTTCGAATCTAATACTGATTACATGCTCATAATTTTTCTTTATAAGGCTCTTATACATGAGATTCTTGTGGACAGTGAAGTCGCTTGCACCTGCATCAATACTAAACTTTGCCAACTGTTTGAAGAACATGGTTCGTCTAGCAAACGGACCATAAGTGGTTAACTCATGATCTGGGTTAGAAACTTCGTACACTGTGGTATTCCAACTGTTGCGATTTGTTAAGTCCCAATCATGGAATTCGTTAAAAATTCGATTAGTCTTTCCAGAACGTACTACAGCAGGAACACTAAACTCACGATCTTTAAAATCTTGATTTTTGTAATCACGTAATGTACTTACCACAATTTCTTGGGCTAGGTTACAAATTTGCTTTACAAGATTTTGTTGATCTAAGTCGGTAGACGAATACGTAAAGAATTCGTCCATTGCAACTACAACGTCAAACGTTTGGGCCTTAGTAATAAGGTCGGTTTCGCTAACGTAAGTATAGTCAACTTTGTTTGCGTCTAGGTATGCTAATACAGCATCGCTTACGCTAGTAACAAAAATCTTGCCATTGCGTCGACTTAGCAGGGCCGGACTAAAGCCCATGAACAATGTTGTACTTGGAGTAAAGTTATGAAAGTTGTAAATACTATCCAAGATTTCTTGCTTCTTGGTTACAATCTCTTGTTCCTTACTTGTGTGTTCGATTGCCGATAATAGTGCGTCCGAGTATCTTATAAAATCCATGTTATAGTTATAGTTATATAAGAGTATTTATTCGCCGCGATGTAAATCCAAGGTTACACAGTGGAAGCCTCCACCCAGTGTGCGACTATGCCGAAGAACCAGGGGGATGACTGTAAAGCCTCTCTTCTCCAACAAACTGCGTAAGGCTGTTTGTTGAGCATCACATATAACTGTTTGCGGGTCCACAACAAGCATGTTAAGGGCGATCCATTTACTTGCATACGGATACTGATAAAAATCTTGAGGCACAACATCATCCACATAAATCTTCTCCCAATCGCGGAAGACTTTGGGACAGTTTGATTCATTGACTCTTGATCCATTTAATAATACCAATCCTTCCTTTAGTGGCACAACAGTGCTATCAATATGTACACCTGCATAAAAGTTACACAATTCAATCTCTACGTTAGGAAAGTGATGGCACATCCAATCGTATGAGGCACGATTACCACTTGCACTTTCCAGCATCAACATCTTATCGTTAAGGCGTAGAATGTTTGCTGCATCTAGCACCATACCTTTATCACGTGGCATAGAGATAATTTGCTTCGCTTCTTCTAGAACATCAATGTAACACTGATATTCCATATCGCGGCAAGGATACATCATTGCAGGATCAACAATAGTATCACCGTATACAAGTAAACGATCACGTGGGCAATAGTTATACAGGCCATCGTGTACTTGGAAGTTCAACGGATCAGGGCGTAATACTTCCACACCCAATTGGCTCAGTGTAGAACAAAGAGAATGCAAATCTTCTTCTGTTTCATCAATGATCCATTGTGGGACAGGTCCCGAAGGGGCCGGAGTCTCTGTCCATAAACTGTTCTTTGCTTCATTGCGAAAAACTTTGTCTAACACTGGCCAATTAGCATGTGTTGCAGATCCTACTACTACCCTCTTGAGTTTGTCCCACTCATTGTAACTTGATATCATACCCAACCTGTGATTTGTAATGTGTAGCGTGGCTCAATGCCAATGTTTGCTGCTGCGTGTGGCGTATCGTAATCCCATTCTAGAACTGTGCCAGCTTCCCAGTTAACTAGTCCTATGCCATTAATCTCACTGTAGTGACCTGGCTTCCAATCTTCTAGGAAAACTACAGCCCTGCGAATGCGTTGCTCCTTGCCTTGCAAGTTGTGTAGTTTAACATAGCGTGTATATAAATCGCTGTGAGTTGGTAAGACTGTACCAGTGTCCATTCTGTAGTAACTGGTGCCAATGTCCTTCCACCCTAGCTCTTTGTAGATCTTTACAAACTGGTCATTCCATGATGGTTGTGTCTTACGCATGTCGCACATGTGCCCAGTAAATGGCCCAGTATAACCTTGGTGTCTCCATACTCGGAGACTTTCTGCATCATTAAATTCTTCCTGTTCGTAGTCTAACAGCTTAAATTCAATATCCCAGAACTTTGGAATCTTGTACTTACTGTGAACGTGTATTGCCATAGTGGATTACCTTAACGCCCGGTGCAGAGGTTGTATATTGTCTCCACGGATCGATGATAATGCTGCCCTGGTTAATCTTACAATAAAGCTCCTGCTCGTTTTCTTCGCCTGCATAACCATAGGTGATCTTTCTATTGTGCGCCAATAGCATTACACCTTTGATAGACTTGGGATTCAATTCCTCGGTTAATGGATCGATGTACTGCGGTACAATGCCAAACTCCTTTTCAAGGAAATGTCCAACTAGCAAACTATAACTACCTTCTAAGTAAGCAACATCTGGCTTGTATGCTTTACCGTGAATGTATACTGGTAGCAATGCATTGTTGGCTTCATCTGCAATAAACTTAGCAAGGTTACGAGCTTGAATCTCACGGGCATTCATGATAGCATCAAACAAATCGTAGCCAAGATCTAATCGTTCTGCAAGATACCTTAATGCAATGTTGTCACGTGGGTGGCAGGGACCAGCATCGCCCATCCCCGCTGTCATATACTTAGGCCCCATAATCCGCATGCTGGATTTAGCTAATGCGTTGGTAACAACGTCTACGTCGATGTTACCTTGTTTAATAGCAACGTCTTGGATCATGTTTGCTAATCCAATCTTGGCGCTAATAAACGTATTGTAAAACACCTTGATACATTCCGCTTCATCCCATGTGCCCACTTCGTATCGTGGTTCGTTTTGCATTAAGGTCTTGTAGAAATCGATTAGTTCTTGAGCATCTCCTGTAAGACTTCCGTCCTCTGTTCCGATAATAACCATCTCTGGGTTAACCATGTCCCATTCAACACTACCCATAGCAATTAGGTAAGGGTTGTAAATGAAACGTCCATTTGTGATATGCTGCTTAAGCGTACCCCGCACAGTGCCAGGTAATACTGTACTGATAAGTACAATTAGCTGATTAGGTCTTGCCCAACAGTTAACCTGCTTTAATACATTTTCGACTATGGTGTAGTCAAAGTCTACGTTAGGTAATTGTGCAATAGGACCGGACCCATCGTACTTTGGGTCGTGTGGTGTTTGTACTGCAATAAACACAATATCTTTACCAAGCACTGCATCCTTGAGAGTAGATGCAATTTTGATCTTGGTACTGGTTTTGGGGTAAATATCATATCCAGTGACATCATACTTCTCACCCATTACTTCGGCGCACGCCATACCGAGTTTGCCAATCCCAATAAAACCTACCTGTTTATTCATACTATGATTCCTTATGATTTCTTTTATAAAGTGTTTCAAGATCGACTGCTAACTGATGCAGGACTACGATCTATATGTCCGCTCTTGACCAATGTTGCTTTAAATTTTACAGAGTATAAAGAGAATATAAACAGTAAAAATACTGTTATCTTTTATGATCAAGAACCGATTGATTTATCTATTTTCTATACACGCATATACCGTAACGGCAGCATTCAACTCAGCAATAAAAAAATTTTAATATCCAGTGAGTATAGCACAGAGCAAGACCTATTGTGTAGAGACTATTCACTCATACCGTGTCATTATTTTTACCATGCTCTTCTGTGCCACGAATGGTACAGAAACTATTGGTATACTGTGCAAGCCAACGTAAATTTCGATCGCGTATATATTACTTATAACAATTTGATTGCCAATAAACGTTTGTACCGTGCTGCACTAATCTCTGAACTGTCTAATAGAGGTCTAATGGATCACGGGTATGTGAGCTACAACAACGATCATTACTCTCACATCATCGAATCGTTGGCAAATTACAAACTACTGCCGGCTGCACACAAATCTCTAATAGAGAACAACCTAGAACTCTTAAATCAAAAAAGAACCATTGACACTAAAAATGCACACGGTGGGCTAAGTGCAGAAATTAACATCGGTGACATGCAATCTGCGTTTGTTAATCTTGTAACCGAAACAATCTTCTACGAAGACAAGGTTCACTTAACTGAAAAGATATTCAAACCTATTGTTGCCCGAACTCCGTTTTTGCTGTTAGCTGGTGCCGGTAATCTTGCATATCTAAGGTCGTACGGATTTAAAACATTTGGGGACTATTGGGATGAGAGTTATGACAGCATGACAAACAATGTTGATCGCTTCGATGCTGTGCTAACCATTCTAGAGAAGCTATGTAACACACCGCACCACGAGCTTGTTGAAATGAAGCGAGATATGCAACACATATTGGACCACAACTTTAATACCTTCTTTAAGACAATGCGTACCACAGTTGTTGATGAGCTGATTACTAATTTAGGGTCTGCATTGGATCAAGCAGAGATTCAGTATAACCCAGATGACATGAGGGAATTGGGAACGATCCTAACTTATTAATCTACTTGTTTGTAGATAAACTCTGCTTCAGGAATACGGGTTCTACCGTTTTTACTACCTAACACAATAACGCGGCGAAGGCCGCGTTCTGTTTCAACTGTTAGGATAATGCAACCACCTGCTGCATTAGTTGTGCCAGTTTTGCTAACAATAAACTTGTGCTTGTGACCGATTAAGGGATTGGTTTGTTTAAATATTAACCACTTCTTCTTGTGCTGTATTTCCACTTTGGTCTTTGTGGCAGCGTGATTGATTAAGTAATTCTTTTCTGCTACAACTAACAACAGCAACAGGTCTTCGGCAGTACTTGTATTGTCTGGTAACAGTCCGGTTGCATCAACATAGTTTGTGTGCTTCATCCCGTACTTAACAGCGTTGGCATTCATGTCCCCGATACAATTACCATACCCGCCTATGTAATTTCTACACAGTAAGTCTGCTGCATGGTTATCGCTCTTAACCATTGCTAACTCAATTAACTCTGCCCTAGTTAACATTAGGGTCTTGTTGTATCTAATGTACTGACCCAAATCCTGTTTAGCATCCATTACTGTTAACACTGTCATTACCTTAGTAATGCTGGCCATTGGACGAATAGTTTCGATATCTTTGCTAGCAAGGATTCGATTGTCGGCGTCAGCGACTAGCCACGTTTTTGCTGTAAGGTCGTTAGTGTCGTCAATAGTTGCGGCAGGTTTTGCCCAACTATTGCTGTTGGCAAGTAATGCCAAAATAAGAATAAAGCGATACATTGATCTAAATAATTTGTGTAGTAATTCATAATGTGATTACTATGCACCCCACGAGGGGGTGCATGTATATTTTACTTACCTGCTAAAGGATTGTCAAGTGCTTGCTTGATCTTGTGATCAACTTCGCGTTGTAGTTGCTTAACTGTTTGGTCCATCTCTTTAGTGTTCTTGCGTAGTTCACCTTGAACTTCACGAACTGCTAAATCGCTTTCGCGGGCACTTTGCTTAACACTACGCTCAACACCTTCAACAACACCTTCAAGACGACGAACGTCCTGCTTCAAGTCGTTCTTAATGTCGCGAGTGTAATCTGTTGCCTTTTGGCTGTTCTCTTCAATTACAGCTAAACGCTTGTCGAACACTGATAAGTCTGGAGCAACGTATTCAGCAATACGCTTCTTCATGCTCATGTAGTCTTTGTACACTTCGAAACACCCATATAGACCACCTAACAACGATGATGCTAATGTGAATGCAACCATTAGCTTAGCCGGAGTAAATTCATATCCGCCAATGCTAATTACAGTGTCTTTGCTAGCATACTTTTTTACTGCTGCTTCTGCTTCGTCAATCTTTGCGTTGACGTCTTTAATTTCTTCTGCCATTTTATTTTCCTAAGTTATATTGGCTGTCGACTATTTCTTGCCATCGTGTTTCACTCGCGCCGCTTAGTCGTCTCTGGGCATTGCGATTATCGATTGTGGGTTTATGATACTGGCGGGCTACTGCATTTGCCATTGTATCAGGAACAATTGAATTTTGGTATGCTGTAAAACCTGGAACATACCCCATTAATCCCACTACTAAACCTTGTGTTGCTGCTTGAGCTTCTAACGTTGCTGCTTTACCAGCTTCGTTGGCAAGTTCTTTGGCACGTTCTGTGGCTGCGGCTTTCGCTGCGGCTTGGTTACCACCTGCCTTCTTTTCAACACTTGCCACCGCTGTGTCGGTCTTCTTGCCTTCTGCTGCACGTTCTTGCTGTTGTGCAGGAGGAGGTGGAGGTGGTGGAGGTGGTGCTGCACCAGCTGGTCCTGTTGCAGGCGGAGGGGGTGCAATAACGCTAGTCACGCTTGTAACACTTGTGGCGCTGGTTGTGCTAGGTGTTGCTAATACTGAGTCAGTTGTGCTGCTACCTGTGGCGGATACTACGTTAGCAGGATCTGCCTTGGCTACTTCAACTGTGGTTGTTAGCTGTTGGTTAACTGCTGTAGTTACTGCCGAATCAAGTGGTGCCAGATACTTAATGGCGTAGGCTGTTTTGTATCCTTCACACAATTTGCTATACAAGCTGTCTCTAATACATTGTGCATTTAGGTACGCTTGGTCGTAGCCAGGGCAGTCTGTTGCATACAATGGATTAATGGTACACTGTTGTGATTTATATGCAGCGGCGTAACCCGGGCAATCAGTTGCATACAACGCATTCATTGAACATTGTTGTGTCTTGTAGGCTTCCGCATACCCAGGGCATTGGCTGCTATACAATTGGTTAATGTTACATTGCTGTGTTAAGTACGCTTGCTGATATCCAGTACAGTCACTTGCAAAAAGTGGGTTAAGGCGACATTGCTGGTCGTGGTAAGCAACACCGTAGCCTGGGCATTGTGTGTTGTACAACGGATTGGCTGTACACTGTTGGTTAAAATATGCCTGCTCATACCCAGGACAATCTGTGGCGTACAACGCATCCAGTGAACACTGTTGTGCTTTATACGCAGATGCATATCCCGGACAATCACTTGCATACAGTGGGTTGATAGAACATTGTTGTGAGTAATACGCAGATGCATACCCAGGGCAACTTGGGCTATACAACGGATTAGCAGAACACTGTTGTGTTAGGTATGCTGCGGCATATCCTGGGCAAACGGTTGCATACAGTGGGTTTGCACTGCATTGTTGGTCTTGGTACGCTTGTTGGTAGCCAGGGCAACTAGTTGAGCTCAACGGATTAACTGTACATGGATCAGGTGTATACAAAGCCTTGCTCCACATGTCACCAATATAAGCTGCATCGTTTGTGCTTGCAGTAAAGTTAAAGTTACCAAGTGTTCCTAAGTTTCTACTAGACGGAAATACGTATTGATAGCTTGTGGTGTTGTAGCTGTTTGTGTAGGTACGTGACACATTATACAAACTTGCATTATTGTTATCAGTGATGTTTACATTGGTTGTTACCGACGGAGTTATTGTGGCTCCCCAGCAACCAAATATATCCCACGAAGAACACCACGGGCCATTGGCATTAGCTTGATAACCCCATTGGAATCCATGGATCATTACACCTGCACCGCTTAGATTCAACGCTTGGTTAATAGCGTATGAGTTGTTAATTGTGTTACCAAATGTAGCATATCCGGTTGGATTAGGTACAAGGTTGTTGCTAGTGGTTACGGTATTGTAATTTGCACATGACGGGCTGTACGCAGGGTTAGATACACATGGATCCACTGTGTAGTTTAACTTCATGCTAACGTTACGAACCTGCGGTCCAAAGTAACCGCCCCAGTAGCCGTTGTCTCCACCAGTAATACCAATTTGCAAATAAGTTGCATCTGCTATATCAATTGGTGTTGCTGCTGTTCTGTTTCCAGAAACTGCGGTCCAATCAAACTTGGTATTGTAATACTGACTTGATGATAACAACACTGAGTTGTTAACTCCACGTAATGCTGTTGCCACTGTGAAAGTATCAACGCCAGGCTGACGGTCGTCACCGTTCATGTTGCGAACTTCGTACCCGTAATTGTAGCCGTTGATCTTAACCCCTGCGCCTACATTAGCTAGAGCATTGTTGATCGCAATAGTTTGTCCTACGTAGGCATTGGCATTGTAACTGAAGTAAACAGTGTTTGTGCTTGGGTCGTACAACGGTGTGGGACCGCCGGGCATATAGTTAGAAGGAACCGTGCCCGTAGTTACACCCGTCCAGGTATGGTTAGTACCTGACGTAATCAAGTTAGGCGTGGTTTGTACTGTTTGTGCCCCAGAAACTGAAACCACTAACGCCGCAAATAGGGCAATTAGTTGTTTCATTTCTTCTCAGTTTTAAATACTGGCTTGCGGTCCGGGCTAATATCCCAGATTGATTTTGCTTCTGCACCAATCTTGCCATCAATTGGACAAGGTGTGCCAGCATCCATCATAGCGTCCCACACGCGACGATCTTGGCACATTGTTGCAACCGCCGCAACCTTCATGCCCATGTCAAATAGTGAACGTGATAGTTTGATGCGTTCACAGTTATAGTCTGTAGTGGTTCCACCCATGCTAATACCCAAGATTTGGGTCTGAACTGCACCTGACGCTGCTACTGCACAAACATCGTTATTGATAACGGTTACTGCTGGTGCAATGGCACTTGGTGGTGGCGACTTAACGGTAGTCGTACTGTCGCTCTTGTTGTAAGTCTTACTATCTGATGTAGACTGAGTCACAATTGGGTCACTCTGCGCCATGGCTGTGGCGGCGAAAATAACCCCAACGGTTACTGCTATTAGTTTTTTTAACCCTTGCATTTTCTAGCTCCTGTAATAATTTTTCTTGTTGTTGTTGAAAAATGCTTATTATTATTTACAGAGAGTTTGTTCTAGATTAAATGCTACTTATATTTCTTGGGTTTTGTGGTTCGAATTGCTTGCTTAGATTCCTCTAAGAGCTTTTCTGTTAATGGACTAACGTCACGTGGTGGCGTTTTGATAGGGTCTCGAGTCCTAGGTCTGCGTTTAAACCAGCTCATATGTGATCTCCTTACTCTATTTACAAGTAAGGAGTTGGGTATTATGTATCGCTAGAATCAATACGCTTAAGGATTTCTTCGTAGAAACTGTCTAGTTCCCCGCCAAAGCGACCCATAACATGCACATACAAATCTCGGCAAAGTTTGTAGTCTTTGCTCTTTAATGCAGCCACAAATTCATTGTGCATCTTAGTAGAATGATCTACTGTTGTGATTTCTGTTAAGGCAATCTTCTCTGCAGGAACAACGCAGAATACCTCAAGTTCTTTGCCGTCAACGTCGAATGTTTCAAGCTCTAATACTGTATATCTTTCCCGCAATTGATCTGCGGCTTCTCGATTAAAAATTAATTGCATGTTATTCCAAATAGTAATCTTTGCTCCAACAGGCTTTAAATCCTGTTGCTAAATTGTGTGTATCGTTTTTCCAATAGTCCGGAATCATATCCCACACTTTATCGATGCCTGCACGCCATATACGTTTAGCTGAGTCTTCTTGATTCAAGTTAAAGAACCATTCGTCTCTAGGACTGAAGATAATACTAGCAGGTTTGCCGGGGCTAAAAGTATCAATGTTCCATCTAGGATAAATGACACTATGAACTCCATGATTATTTAACCAGTACTTAACACCGTTAACTTCTTTGTATGCCAGATCACTTTTTTGTGTGCTTACAAATGGGCTGGTTGTTAGATTGCTGTTTAGATAGTTTTTAAGCATGTGCCCTTGCTTGATCACAATCTCAGGCATGTCTGGTGTCCAGTAAAAAAGTTCGTCTGCGTAAGGCAATTGTCCTGCAAAACTTTTAACTGTTGGGCCGTTGTCTAATAAGTCCATGAACCTAATAGTGTATCGCCCATTGATGTGCAATAGCCGTGGCTTATCGTGACCCCATAGCAAGCAGAAGCTTTTGCCACTGTGAATAATGTCTGCCCATTCTTTGATCTTTAATCCAAGGCTTTCACGTACTGCACTGTTTGGAGTAAAGAACATGTTGAGATCCTCAATCCAATCTAACCCAACTTTATTAAAGTAGTCTACAGTCATTTGACTTAGGTCAATGACACGGTGCTGCATCCATGGGTAGTCTTGTTTTAACTGTTCAGCTCGTGGTCCGCTAACCTTAAACAGTTCGCAGTTTAGGTTATTGTCCTTGTCGCTGGTAGCATCGTAGTTGCTGTAGGAAGCAATCTCGTCTAGCTTAATGTCGTTGTCAATAAAACTTTGCAGAACAGTTTCGCTATCAGCGCCACCACTATACAATAGCACAATGTAATCGTATTTGTCCCTAAGCTGTTGTGCCCTTGCACGATACAGCTCTAGGATGTGTTGGGCAGGTTCTACTGTCCAGTTATAGCAAGAAAAGGCAGCTTCATTAAAGTCCCAATGAGGATGAATGCCTGTCTTGCTATGTAGATCTATTGCTTCTAACTTGCTATGGGTTATAAGGTCACCGACCTTATAGTGACCTAGCTTATTCTGCTGTAGCAACATCCGCCTTTTTGCCCCAATGGATCTTGTTCCACACACGTTCGTGTCCCCAGAACAACCCAATGTTCACAAAGGTTGCAATACCAAGGAACGCTGCCGCGGCACCCCAACTACCTGTCATGATGAAAGGAATTAAGAAGTTGCTGCCTGTGATAAGAATGCGCCAGGTGATAATCTTGCTCAATGTGCGAGGATGTCCTTCGACAAAGTCCTGGTCTGTTTGTTTACGGTTCCACAGAAAGATATTCCAGGCACGTTCGTGGCCCCAGAACAAAATGCTGTTAATAATCGCCGACAGGCCTGCAATTTGCAACCCAACTAACAGGCTTCCAGATACAATAAGCCCGTTAATAACATGGCTAAGTGTAAGTAGAACTCGCCAACTAATGGTCTTAGCCACTGTGCGAGCATGAGTTTCTTTAAGAATTGTAGTCATCGTTTTTCTAGTCCTAATTTTTTATACACTTGCTGAACCGCAGTTGCTTGGCTTACACAATCCTCTAATGCATTGTGAAGGCCCACTTTACCTTTTACACGTGGGTCACCGTGCATTTTGAATACTGTTCGGCTATCGCTAATCTGCCAGAATTGCCACGGAGTTGGCCAACCGTATTGTCTATACAGATTTTCCAAGATGGCAATGTCAAAGACTGGTCCTTGACACCAAATAGTATTCACACCAACAAGGAACCGGTTAAGCTCCTTGTACATTTGTTCAACGCTAATACGACCTTCTTCTCCGAGTGCTTCTTCTCGAACGTCCTCTGACTGATCCATCCACCACAGCATTGTATCTTCTTGGACTTCTCGTCCTTTTGCAATTTGCTCGTCTACGTTAGGACGAACATACAATCCCGGGCCAGGTTCCTTCATTGAAAAAGGGTCAAACTTTACTGCACCTAAAGTTAAAATAACACACTCGGGCCTAGTGCCCAGTGTCTCGAGGTCAAGCATTACATCCATATTATCCCTTTGTGGATAAAGCCTTCATTGATTCTGCCATAACAACACGGCTTCTTAATCCACTGCTGCTAAAGCTGTGATCGCGTCCATTAAACACTAATTCAATTCTACGCATTGCACATTCGTGGCGTCCAGTAAAGTCTTTGTCTTGGTATTCTACTCCAAGGATTCGAACGTCAACTGGTAAGATGAGCAAAAGGTCAGTAAGGTCTTGCTCCGTAGAATAAACCACCACCTCGTCCACGTAACGACAAGCAGCCAATTGAATCTGACGTTCAACAATACTCTGGACAGGCTTATTTTTCGTGTCTGGGCGGTCGATAGTCGGGTCTGTCTGGAGCCCGCATATAAGGTAATCGCAGTGATTCTTGGCTTCACTAAGCATAGCCACATGTCCTGCATGAAGCATATCGAATGTTGAAAAGGTAATGCCAATCCTTTTGCCTTCTGCTTTAAGTTGTTTAATGTGATTGAAGATCATTTTAAAATTTTTTTTCGTTCTTTAAAGTCGTTGCAGTGAACACAAGTCTTTTTCTGTATTACCCACGACTCTCGATAATCCCTGCTTTGATGAGAATTATCCCACTTGGTCCACTTGTGTAGACCCCAGAAACACCATTTGCTAGTTACAATTGGGTCTTCATCCTTTAAGACTCGGAATGTGTTTTCTTCTTCAGACGTCATCTTCTGTAGTCTCAGATAACTCGTCAACACCCTCACCAACAGTGTGCTGATAAGTTTTGTCTCCCACTACCCACTCTTCGGTCCAGAATCTTTGGCTGTTAGAATCTTCACCGGGTCCAAGTAACCGCAGCATAGTCTCAACTTGTTTACGTTCTTCGCCCTCTAAGACTCGCGTAGTCTTAAGTAACCCGCACCTTTTTAAGAAGGCACGGGCTTCTTCTCTAGTTGCAAACTCTTTAGGTTTAATCACTGATCTGCTTCTAGCTTAACAGCTAGAGGGAAACCGTTGTTACGTGCAAGCAAAGTTACTTCTACGCCTTTTTGTTCTGCAATTTCATATGGGTATGTGCCCACAACAGCAGAGCCATCTTCGTGGATTTTCATAGTCAACGCCATCGCAGCTTCATCACTGTGATCGAAAATAGTGCATAGAGTTTCAACAACGAATTCCATAGTAGTGGTGTTATCGTTAACGTAGATAACATTGAACTGCGATGGTGGCTGAACGTCTAGCTTAGGTTGAATGCGAATTTGTTGACGTGTTTTAGTTGATGTAGATGTTGGCATAAAATTAAAACTGAAGTACACAGAGCGTGATTGCTCTGTGTATATTGCATTATAGCTGATTACTTCTTAAAAGTCAATGCAATAGTTTTCGGCTTCTTTTCTTCTGGGATAACCAGTTCCAAGTTAACCGAAAGGATACCGTTTTCAACAACAGCTTCGCGAACTTCAACGTTGTCAGCTAGAGTAAAGCTGCGAACGAAATTGCGATTGCTGATGCCTTGGTGTAGGTAATTCGGAGCTACTTCATCTTCGCTGCGAACTTTTTCACCAGTTACGGTAAGAACATTGTCTGCTAGTTCTACATTGATTTCGCTTTCTGCGAAGCCAGCTACAGCAACTTCAACCACAAAATGGGTATCGTCTTGTTGGACAATATTGTGTGGAGGATAGTTACCTTGTTTGCTGTTTGCAAAGGTGCGATTCAATTCCTCAAACATGCGGTCAAAGCCAATGGCTGAACGATGTAGGGAAGGTAGGTCTAGAGTACGGATGTTGAATTGTGTCATGTTTTTCTCCTTTAATAAGCAAGTTTATGACGTTTAGTGTGCAGCCCATTATTGGCACTGCACATGTATTTATTATACTTTCAAAAAAGTATTAATACAATTTTTTTGGTAGAGCTTGTGATTCAAGCTTCTTTTGCCAGCGTCTGCGGGCTTGATTTTTTGCACGTTTACGGGCAGTAGTTGGCTTCTCATAAAACTCACGTTCACGTAGCTCTTGTAGCTTACCGCTTTCCATGATTTTCTTTTTAAATTTGCGAAGTGCTTTTTCAACGTTATCGTTTTGTACGAGTACGCTGCTGCCGTGTAATTTGATTCGTTCGTTCATCTGTGTCCTTATTCTATAAAATTGGGTGGATCGTTATATTTAACAACTTTGTCAGTTATTTCGATCTTTTTAAACCCCTGCTTTTTAATTTCAGCTAGGGTGTACATGTAGGGCATTAGAGTACGCTCTAATATGGTTTTTAGTCCACGAGCACCTACATGCTGCTCATGCGCCAATTCTGCTACTGCTAACACTGCATCGTCTGTAAACGTTAATTCTATTTCGTCGCTTTCAAAATAGAACTTCATTTGTGCCAGCAAGTTGTTTTTAGGTTCTTTGAGAATCCGAATAAAGTCGTCTACAGTTAGCTCATCGATTTGAACTGTAATAGGAAAACGTCCGCAGAATTCGGGAATCATTCCAAACTTGATAAAGTCTTCGGGCGTAACTTGTGTGCTGTCTAAATTCTCAGTTGATAGTGGGCCGTTAAATCCAATGTTAGATCCACGCTGTCTACGTTCCACTAGTTTCTCTAGTCCCGGAAATGCACCACCTGCAACAAACAGAATCTTGCTTGTATCAATTTCCACTTGATCCAATGCAGGATGCTTCTTGCCACCGTTTACACTTACCTTGCACTTGGTGCCTTCTACTAGCTTTAGTAGAGCTTGCTGTACACCTTCGCCACTTACGTCGCGGGTAATACTTGCGCCTTCGCTTTTTCGGGCAATCTTGTCTACTTCGTCTAGGAAGATAATGCCCTGCTCACAACGTGCAACGTCATTGTCTGCTGCGGATAGCAGTCCACCAATAATGCTTTCCACATCGTCGCCTACGTATCCTGCTTCAGTTAAGGTAGTTGCATCTGCTACAACAAATGGAACGTTTAGGTAACGTGCAATTGTTTTGGCTAACAGTGTTTTACCCGATCCTGTTGGCCCAAATACTAGAATGTTTGACTTCTCTAGCTCTACTGCACTTTCAAAGAAGATGCGTTTGTAGTGATTAACAACGCCAACGCTTAGGGCAATCTTAGCAGCATCCTGCCCAATCACATACTCGTCGAGGTGGTTCTTAATCTTAATAGGGTCTAGTGCTTTACTGACCTTTTTGTCTTTGCGGAACTCATCATTACGCTCTTTGTTAATGATGTTACTGCATAAGCTGATGCACTCGTTACAGATACCTGCATCGTTTGCAACAATTAGTTTATCTACTTCATTACGGTTCTTACCGCAGAAGTTACAATGGACTTGGAGTTTGATGTTTTCTGTCATTAGCTCGAATTACAAAATAATCTAATAGAGTTTCGCATCGTCTTGTGTTATGCAAGAAATGCTTGGGTCCATAGTAATAAGTTTTTTGAAAGTCAATAAAATTATCTTTAATGATACTTAGTTTGTTATCTATAGTATTTACGATAATTGTATCAGCACGGTCAGCAACTTGATTGAGCCAAAGATCGTTATCCATATCTTCACGATACAAATAAACGTTAAATGCTTCTTCGTGTCCTGCACACAGGTAAGCCAATGTTTCTACATCAACAGGGTCTGCATCAATTAGCAGAATAGTATGGTTCGGATCTTCTACAAAGTCCGGTGGTGTTATAAAATTGGTTGTCATTCGTCGTTTTTACTTAGGTATTCACGAATCTGATCTTGTTCGCTTTCGCTTAGATCTTCAACAGCATACTCGCCGCTGTTGATCTTGTCAATTAAGTGCTTGATGTACTCGTCGCTATAGTGACTGTCAGTCATGCTCTTGTCAACTTCCATCCACTTTACGCCGTTGAACTTAAACAAGCGTGGTGGCAAGAAGTCTACGCGAACGTGCATGTCACCTTTAGTGGCTTTAGCTGGGAATGTTGTACCAAAGTCTGCATTGGCCTGTGTACCGTCTGGTGCATTATCCGCTGTAGCAGATAAGTCAGGAACCCAACGGTGGTTTAGGGTTTTGATACGTGTGTTTGGATCAACGTACTCTTCTACAATTTCCTTCATTGGGCCAGTGTATTCTGGCTCAGGTGGAGTTAAGTAATCACCTGGGCGTTCAACTTCGTCGATGCCCATCGTGAGAATGTCTATGGTATTCTTGGCTAGGTTCTCATCGAACCGTTCCAAGAACGCAGCTTCGTCTACTCCGTCATCTGCAATGATTTCGGCCTTGACTTCATTTACTTCACTCGCCTTTTCTTCTTTGTTTTGATCAAAGAAGGTTTGCATAGCTTCTACTAGCTTTGCTTTATCTTCTTCGGGCCATGGCTCTTTAAAGTCCTCTGGGTTGCCTGCATAAATCTCAGGCTGCTCAATGACTTCTGGTTTGTGAACCATTGGCTGTAAGTTTTCAAAGTGTACAAATGGTTGCTTTAGATACGCAAGTGGATCAACTGTAGTTTGTGGCTCAGCTGTAACTTCCTGAACTGTGGGCTCAGCGTCCGCAGCCGGCGCGGTTGCCACTGCATCTTGTTCCTCTACAGTTGATTCTTGCGTAACTTGTTCTAACCCGGAAGGTTGCGTATGTTTGTTCACCTCGCCAGGTGTGTGTTCATCCTTCTCTTCCTTTGCCCAACGAATACTTTGTTGAGCTGCCAAGATTAATACCAAGGCAAGCGGGTCAAATACTGCAACAATTAGAATAATAACAAGTCGTACTGCTTTTTCGAGAATGTTTGCGTCAGGGTTATCGCCGTAGACTAGTGCGGCAATGTACTTAATTGGTCCAACCTCAGCTTCGACTTTGCGGAATTCTGCGGCCAAGGGTGCCCGTTCTTCACTAAGCTGGGCAACAACTTTCTGTTCGGCTGCAATTTCCGCCAATAGTCTGGCTCGTTCTTTGGCCTGACTTCTCCGAATACTAACTGCTTTGTCAGCACCTTTTTCATCAGTGCTTCGACCCATAACTTGATCAACGGCTGCATCCATCTGCTTAAGAGCAGTTCGGTTCGCATCGATATTGTCCTTGGCTGTCTTGATTTTCTCATCATATATTGCTACCTTGGCTTGTCCGTCACCTGATACCAAACTTTGATCACTGTGTGCTTTACTTAAAAAACCAAAGATGCCCATGCTGGTTAACACCATTAAGAATGCCACTGCGGGTACCAGGTATAGTTTGTAGGTCCAACTAGCTCGTTCCCAGTTTAGCTTTAACCAAACTGCGGCAGTGACTTTGCCAACGCCAAGACTGGCACCCATGATAACAATGGGCCAAAAGGCCGCGGAGAAAATAGCAGTAAGACCTACAATGCTGTAGAACTCTGCCACGGCACTAATTGTTAGTGCTACAAGAAGGGTAAAGTATCCGAATATCATAACGTATATTTATTGGGTTTTAGTCCCGTAGTATACGTTATGATGTGGGCGAAGTCAAAAGTTCTGGCTATTACACTTTAGCAAACAAGCCACCAATAGTGCCGTTTGTACAAACAAGTTCGATAAATGTAGTAGTATCAGCCGCTGCCGTAATTGATGTTGATCCGCTAGACACTTGTGCAGCCGTTATACCATCTAAACCTATACTGTCAGTGCCTGAACCGGATGCTTTAGTACACATAACTTTAACTATTCGGCCTGCTGTATAGTTAGAGTATGCCAAATTCATACCGTTAGCCCATGTGCAATAAACAATAGCGTCTGTGCTGAAGTCGATAGTTAAGGTACCACCGTCTGCAATTACACCGGCGTTGCGAATTGGGCGGAATAGTGTACCGTGTAATTCGCCATAAACTTTTGCATTAACGTTGCCGGCTGTTACGTTGCCCACAATGGATGCAGTATTGCTAGTAAGACTGTTAGCAGTTATCCCAGTTGTATCTACGGTTAGACTTAGATTACGACCAATTGAACCCTGTGGACTTGTGTAGAACTTAATAGCACTACCGTAGACACTATGAGTATAGTTGTCGGTGGCTACAAAGTCGATACTTGTAGGAGGTCCGCCTGTGTTGGTTGTGTTGTATCCCGGTTCCGCCCATCCGGTCGCACTAAAACGCATCATCACATCACCGGCTTGTAATGCCGTTGGGCTATCCGCTGTGCCCCTTGCAGCTCGACCAATATAACTAGCAAATGCACCGGTGCCAAATGCATCCATTGTAAATCTAGCACTTGCACCGTCATTACCAGTGATATGCACCATTCGCCCTGTGCTGGTCCCGCCAGCTGGTTGTATGTTGCCACTTGTGCTGCCGATGATCATTAAACCTGCATTAGTAGTGGTTACAGTAGGGGCATGGATAGTTACAAACCCGTTACGGTCGGTGTTGAAACGCACATTACCACCGGTATCGTAAACATATATTGGGCGATAGACGTTTACGTTGCCAGTGTCAGGCAATTCGCCTATGTTAATGTCTAAGTCAGGAGTAATAGTTTTTAACGTGGCGTTTTGGATTACCAAGTTACCCAGTGCAATGTTTTCTGCACCATTTAGATACAGTGTGCCGTTAGTGACTTGCAAGGCCACATCATCCATTGTCACAGTGTCCTGCATGTGAATAGCAGTTGGACCTAGCCAAATGTTACCCCAGCGGTGGGTTGATATGCCAATGTCGTTACCGTCGATTGGCAGGATTCTACCTGAGACAGTTAAGTTTCCAATGGTTGTTACGCCATTGTCGGCATCAATTGTTGCGACTTTAGTGATAGTAGATGAATTATTTGCTGTTGCCCAGAATTCGATTCTGCTGCCTAGTGCCGTTGTGGTTTGATTTTGACTAGCAACAAAATCAATACGAGCTGTGGAAATAGTTGGCCATCCGGTATTAGTGTACGGAGTCGCACCAACACGGCTGATCATTTGATTAGCTAAAACTTGGCTTGGGCTTACACTTGTACCGTTGTATCGTCTACCAATGTACGCGGCGTATGCTCCTTGCCCGTCATTGTAAATACGTCCGGGATCGTTTAGTTGGCCGGTGACGTGAAACATCACGCCGGTATTGTTGGGAACAACGAACGAACTGTCGGCATTGCCGATGATTTGGGCTGCGCCTGCAATGCTATCAACACTTGGGATAATCATTCGCACTTGACCATCAGAGACCACTGAGAAGATCGGGCTTGCTGAGTTTGGGCCCTGTTCAACTGTGTGAACGTGGAAGTTGCCTACAACGTTGATTTCGCCGGAGCCGTTTGAAATTAAGTTCAAATTTTCATCGGTACCAACTGTGCTGATATTTGCGCCAATAATAGACAAGTTACCGATGCTTAGTGGCAAGCCGGCTGTGTCAATAGTTAGTGTTCCGTCAACTGCAACGTTGGCACCAGGCCCTGCTTTAATAGCACCGGCTACAGTGGGTGTTGCAATAACTAGTGGTATGTAGCTGCCGCCAGGGGTAACACCGTCAGCTATCTTTAGCTGACCCGTGGCTTCGTCATAAAACATTGTGCCCGGCTCGCCGATCCACGTACTAGCATCTGCACTAGATACTCTACCGGCACGAAACTTTTTAATAGCCATTGGGATTACCCTTCGATATCGTTATCTTCGGAAGCCACCATTACTGTTTGAAGACCGGCCATCTTTTTCATTTGATCTAAAGGATCTGCTTCTTCGCAGTCTTGTTCATCGTATGCACTTTCTACGCCCGCTGCCTTCTTTAGCAATTCTAGTTTTTGCTGCAATGGGCTAGTCATTGTAGAATATGGATCACCTTGTTCGTCGTTTGCTACCGCAACTTTATGAAACTGTGGCTTTTGGATTTGTGTTGGCACTTCTGCTGGTGCTGCGCCTGATTCTGCACGATCGATAACGTCTGCTAGGCTGCGTAGTATTTCTGCTGCTTTCATGGGATATCCTTATAGTTTAGTCCACGGGCGACCTTCTGCTGGCGCAACAGTTCCCGGGCTGGTATATTGGTTGTACTCTCTGTAACTAGGTGTGCCTACTTGTTGGCGGTCAACTGCTGCAATGTTTGCAAGTTTGTAGTCTCTACGCTGATCTTTAGGAAGGGCGTTAAGCGTGGCATTAAACGATTGTTGGTAAGAGTAGCTCATAGTGTATTTAGCCGGCCAAAAGGAAACCCGCACAAAGGCGGGTCCATAAAATGCAAATCTAACGGGGTTTAATGCAAGCTGTCTGTTTCTAAATCCCAGTAAGTGCTACCACGGGTTTCAGCAGCTACAATGGCTTCTTCAAACGGGTCATTTATTTCAACTGAGTCAATGATTTCGAGGATTTGTTCTCCTGCTTCGAGAAACGTTGGATCATCAAGCAAACGTCCAGCAAGTTCCCTGTACCCTTTGAGTACCATTTCTTGCTGTTCCAGGGTTAACTCGCTGGGATCAACCTCGCCGTTTTGCACATCAATTAGCAGCTTAGTTAACGGGCTCATTTTTTTCCCAATGTGTAACGGGCAATAACTTCGTTTGCTTCAGCAAACTCTGTAATCTCGGGCTCAGGCTGCTCTGGATTAGAGTTAGACATGTACGATTCAAGCTCGCCAAACAGTTGAGCATTGGACAGTGGCAGTTGATACACAATAGTGTAGAGGTGGATTTTCTTGTCGTTCATGATATTACCCTTTCAACGGAGTTGCGGTGGCTAAAAAGTTTTTGTCCACGTTCACGGATCAAATCTACAGCGGCCTGCGGATCCTCCTCAAACATGGTTTCAAATTGATCCTTAGTAATGGATTTGTCTGTATGGATAAAGTACAGTTCGTAGTCACGCTGCGGATTAAAACGTGCCCGCATACTCATACTGTTAATCATATGAGTAATTTTACGTACCGCAGCATTGGGCGGTTCGTCTTCTGGATTCTTGAGACGCTCAAACAAGTTCTCAGACTCAAGATGATTTGCTTCACGCATGTCTTCTGTAATGTCTATGCAGGACTCAAGACCGTAACAGTCCCAGTAAACCAGGAACACATTGGTCTCATCAAAATCGGGTGGTGTATTATGCATAGCTTTGAATGAATGCTTCGCCTACATCAAACGACACATAGTCGTCACCTTGCATACCTTGCTCGCTGTAGGTAATGTCTTCGCCTGCCAGACCAATAGTGGTCAAAAATGCCTTGAGTTCTTCTTCAAATTGGCGGTCAGTGTAGATGAGGCCGTCCTTGTTAACGTCCCAAGTCTTTTTGTCAAACATCACAAGGAGTTCGCCGAAGTCTTCTTCGTCGTTAACATAGGGCAAATTAATGCCAACAATCTTAACTGGCTTGGCAACTTCACTCCAGTAGCCGCAACCATCTGTGTTAAGGGTAGTAGTAACTTTACGCATTTCGAACTCCGTTTTGTTTAACAATGCTTAGATTATAGCACAAATTTCGGGATTGTTTGGTTTGTTGTAAAAATACAACACTTTTAGCCAAAGATCATCATGTACACTAGCCCCACAATTACCATTAGGGCTATAGTGTCTGCAAAATCTTCGCTAGGTGTTGCTTTACGCTCAGGCTCCAAGGAACGGAGCCATTCTTTAAATGTCATGCTGTATTATAGCATGAAACGATTAATGTAAGGTAGCGTTACCTGAAATATTGTCTACGTCTGTGATACCAAATACTGCAAGCATTTTACTTACATTTTCCGGTAGTTCAAATGGCACATTGTCCGGCAACATAATGGACTTAACTTCTCCGTCTGGACCAACAATAATGCAGTAGTCATCATCGGCCAGCGTGTCTTCCATCATTTCAGCAAGCTCGTCGATTTGCTCTTCTTGTTGTTTAGTTAATTTGCTCATATAGTCGCTCCAAAGTCTTATGGTATTGTTCTACTTGTTGTTCTAATTGTAGAACCACTCGTGTGTCAGATGCAAACGTTTCCTGATACACACCATACATTACGCAATCCTGTATGGGTTTTTTGAATATGCACATTTCAGCAGCAATGCTAAAACCGTATGCTTCAATTTCACTCTCGTCGCCGAGATACTCTTGGTCCAGTGTTAGCTCTGCACCAGTTGGACTCTTGTAATCCTTTAGTGCAGGCACTCTAGGAAATTTGTATTGGTTCATATGCACCATTTCGTGCCCCATGCACTCTGCGAGATCAAATGCAAATTGTCCCCAATTGATTAGATCAACAAAGTATGTGTTTTGTGAGGGATGGTAGCAAAGCGTGATAGTAATGCTGGGCAGCATTTCTGAATCGTCATGACAGTCATAAAGTCCAGCAACAATAACCTGGTCTGGGTCTACTGCTGGATCACGGTCTGTCTTTACGATAAATGCTGCTGCATTAAATTGTCTGCGAATCAAGTCTGTGAATTTCGCAGGCGTGTATGAACAACCGGCCACACGGAATCTCAGATCCATTATGCGTTTGTACGCAGTTAGAAAATAGATTAAGTATGGCTCGGTAGGGTGCATTAGCGGAACAAGATAAATGCCATAATAACAGCTTGGGAAATAAATCCAAAACCGTTAGTGATGATGTTTAGGCTATTCTTGAGAATGATAGCACGGATAAACATCAACAGCAAGGCGCCCCAAACAAACATAACAATGTCCAAGCTCGGAGCACGATCACTAAGTCCTGTCATCATAGCCAACAGTGTTGGAACAGTTGCACAATGAATAACAATGATGCTGAGCCATTCCAATGTCTCTGCGGAAATCTTTAAAAGGTGTTCCTCAAAGAATTTCTGTACAGCGTTTTTAACGAAGTCTAGATTGAGAGTCATTTTATTCCTTGTAGAAAATGTGGTGACCAATTTGTGTGATTTTTGGTTTGCCCCACTTTGGGTTGACATAGTCTGCGTGATAGTACATGGCCTGTGTCATGCTTGGCAGACGGAAGTTCTCTAGTAGAACCTTCTTAGCGACTTCTTCGCTTTCTTTATAGAGAGCAGGGTAAACTGCTTTCTTAGCAACGCTTGGCATGCATGCCCAACTAAATTGGCAAATGACTTTTTCATAGATTACGTTCTTCTGATAAACCACGCCACAGACACCCTTACCAAACTTACCACTATCCACGCGGTTCATTGTAACTTGTGCGACTGCAACTTTGCCTTCAAAAGGCTCGGTGGCTGCTTCATTGTAAATGTTTTTTGTCAAGCAATCAAGTTGCTTGGTGCGGTCTTCCGCACTGACGAAACCTTGGCGGTAGACATCGCTACCTTCTTCAAGGGTTGCTAGTTTTGTTTGTGTCACTGACCATAACAGTGACATCACTAACATAAATGCTAGAAATTGGATAACATTTCTAGAAAGAGTAAACCAAAAATTTGGATTACCGTTTGACGCTTTTGTTGTCATACTTTCTCCTTTGTTTCTTTCTGTAGTTTATATAACCTATAAAAACAGGTAGATAAAGACTACTATAACTGGTTAAGTACGCCTATTATAGCACTTTTTTCAGTTATTTGCAAGTTATGTGGGGTGTTTTTTAGCTAGTTTGTATCTTAGCCAGAGCATCTGCGGCACTGCTTTGGGTGGTACTTGCAATGCCTGCGGCAGCATTTTTCGCTGCATTTGCCCCCTCGGACAAGCTGGCCGTAATGGCTTCACCATACTGATCATCAGTGACCATATTGGTGAGGATGTAGTTGTATCCTGCTTGTGTTTTGTCAAGTCCATACACTGGCAACTTGGCAGCAAAGGCCAAAAGTTGTGCAGTTGCAGGAGTAGTTGCAGCAGACGGAACCAGGCCTGCCTTTGTTTGATTAGACGCTTCAGTTGCCAACTGAGTGCTACTTGCTGTTACGGCAGCAGCACAGTCACTAACAATCTTTGCCAAGTTAACATCAGTGGCGCCAGTGATTGCAGCCTGGGCAGAAGTGAATGCACTCAGCTTAGATGAGTTAGTTGGATCAGCAATCAACGCATCAGCAGCAGATTGTAGAGCTTGCCCTTGACTTGAAGCAAGGATAGCAGTATGGCCATTTACCAATGTGGTGAAAGCATCAGTGTGCTTGTAACCTGCGGCAGTTCCGATAATGTCCATGATAGTTGGATTGCCAAATGGGCCGCCCCCGGAGCCCATCTTGCTTGCAAAGCTGCTCATAACACCAGACGGCAATGGGTTAGGCAATGCGTCTAAATGTTTAAGCGTTGGAATCTTTGTTGCTGCAAGGTTCTTAGCAATGTCAGTAACCTTTTTAAAGTTACCACCCATGTTAGTTAACGCATTACCTAAGCCGGCTAGTGAGCCTCCTGGCAGTGCTGCCAAGTCTGCGGGACTCATCATCTTCTTTGCATCCAATAAGTCTGCTGCGGTCTTGACCATGTGTCCAACTGGTAAGGCGATCTTTGTTTGAGCAATGATCTTTTCCAAGTCGGAACCGGTTACAGTTGCCAACGTCTGCTTAACAACTTCTGGGTTAGCCTTGTCAAGGTTAGCAGTATCTAGCCCCGCCGATTCAAGTGCATCAGTTAATCCACCTACGTTACCCAGACCTTGTTTGGTTAAGTTGGCAATAAAGCCAGCTGGCTCAAACATCTTCTGTAAGTTACTTGGATCAAATGCAGTACCGAACTTGGACATTGAGCTAGACAATGTGTTAAGGTCTGCTTTTACTCCATCTGCTGCTGCAAAGATCTTGCCTGCGCCACCGGACACCATCTCACTAAAATTAGTTACACCCAATCCAAAACTTTCAAAGGTCTTGGTACCCATGTCGCTCATTGCACCTAACCAAGTAAAGCTGGTTTGTGCAAAGCTGTCTGCCGCTGCAAAGTTAGCAATAAACTTTTTAGTGTTTGGTGCAATAGCTGCGGCCGCTGTTGTAACTGCGGCAGTGATACTTACCTCAGAATCCGATGCAACCTTGCCATTTAAGTAACTAGGCACACTAGGGATAGCAACGTTTGCACCGTTTAGTGCAGCACGAACGTCAGTGTACAGTTGAACTAACTCTGACGAATCAAATGAACTTAAAGTTGCGGTTAAATTGGCACTTACGCCAAGTCCGCTGCCACTAGTGATACCATCAGCAGCAATGAGCATTGTTGGACTAATTCCAGACATATTTTTATCCTATTATAGTACTTATGGCGCAATATCGACGTCATCGCTGCCACTTTTAATGGCATGGCCGCAACTTAAGTCACTGCCCGCAAACGCCAAACCTTGTCCGTTAACAATAACAGAACTGCTGCCAACAGTAATAGTAGCAGCCGCATGAGGTGGGTGTGGTGGACCGTAAGGGGCATGTGGGCTGTCTACACTGCCCACAATAGCAGCACCTTGCCCATTGATAATCACATCCGTGCTTACTCCACTAATGATTGTTCCGTCACTAGTGTCTGGGTCTCCAAGGCGTGCTGCTCCTGCCATTAGGTTACAATGCTTCCTGCGGTTACAGGTTGAATACCTGTAGTGATTTGGAAATAGTGATTGGCCATTTCCTTAATTGTTTCGCAAGAGAACATGACGTGATTCTTGCTAATGACAATTGGCTTACGAACATCACTAGTGAACAAGCTCTGTGTTAGGCCGATGCCTTGGTGGCTTGGCACAACAGTGCAGGGGCGATCCACAGTAAAGCTCATACCGCCGTCTTCAATAATCTTGGCAACAATCTCGTCACCGTTGACCATCTTGAAAGTGACAACGTCATCTTTTTCATACTTACTTGAATTTGAAACTAGCATTATAGAGCTGCCTTTAATTGATCTTCATTTAGTTTACGTAGTCCTTGGAAGCCACCTTCTACAAACACTTTACCGTCTTTGTAAATTTGTGGGACTGTGCGATGACCTTCTGCCATGATAAACTCACGGGCTTCAGTGCTTTCGTCAATCTTAACTTCCTCAAACGGAATGTCTTTGCTTTTTAGTAGCGCCTTTGCTTGATCGCAAAAGGGGCAATGGTTCTTTGAATAAACTGTTAACATATGTCTCCTTGTGTATTATATATCTTAGAGACTAAAGCCTTTAAAAGTATTGCCATCAACGTCTTGCTTGGTACCACCAACTACGTATGTAGTGATTTCAGTTTCCTGTGGTGCCACTTGCACTTCGCTGCCTGCAATCCATTTCTGTGTCCAAGGCAATGGGTTAGAACCTGGCTTCATGCCACACTCTAAGCCAACAGTGTTCATACGCTTGCATGTTAACCAGTCAACATACTGGCATAGCAATTGTGTGTTAAGTCCAATCATTGAACCGTCCTTGAACAAGTACTTTGCCCAGTCTTTTTCTTGTGCTGCTGCACTCAAGAACATGGCCGTACATTCTTCTTTAGTCTCTTCTTTAATCTTTGCAAAGTCTGGGTCATCTTGTGGCAACAACTTGATTAGTGTCTGTGTAGACGCTAGGTGCAAGTTTTCATCGCGGCAGATCAGTTTAATGATCTTGGCGTTACCTTCCATCTTCTTCAACTCTGCGAATGCCCATGAGCAAGCAAAGCTAACGTAGAAGCGAATGCCTTCAAGTGCGTTAACGCTGTTAATCGCTAGCCATAGACGCTTCTTTAGTTCATACTCGTCAACGACAATTTCCTTGCCATTGACAAAATGCTTGCCCACGCCCAATGCACGATGCCAAGTGCTGTACTCAATTACATCATCGTAATACTTGCTGATGTCTTTTGCACAGTTAACAATTGGCTCAATTTGCATTAGCTCATCAAACACTCGGCCAGGGTCGCTATAGACATTACGAATAATATGGGTGTAAGAACGACTGTGGATCGTTTCATTGAATGCCCAAGTTTGGATCCATGTCTCCAGCTCAGGCAAACTGCATAGAGGTAGAAAAGCGAGGTTAGGGCTACGGCCTTGCACACTATCCAAAAGTATTTGTCGCTTAAGATTGCTTGTAAAAATGTGTTGTTCAAAGTCTGTTAACTCCTTGAAGTCTTTGGAGTCACGCATAACGTCGATTTCTTCTGGTCTCCAAAAGAAGCCTAGTTGTCTGTCTGTGAGCTTGTCGAATTGTCTGTACTTTAGTGTCTCGTAACGCTGGACCGCTGTGGGCCCAGAGTTATCTAAGAACGCCAATTTTTCAGTGTGTTTTTTAGTGTCGTTTAAATTGAATACGCTCATATTAGTTCTTTATTAAATTACGCAGGAATCGCAATCTTCTTGGTCCATAAGTTCTTCTGCTGGCAATTGTAATGCAGCTGATAACTTATCAACGTCAATTTCGCCCTGACCATCATTGGTGTTGAAATAGTAAAGTTGTTTAGTTCCGTATTTGTAGCACATGATCAGGTGCTGGAGCATCTCACTCATAGGGATCTTTTCATCTTCGTAGAACTTAGGATTGTACGAAGTGTTGACACTAATGCCTTGATCAATCCATTTTTGCAATACTGCACAAAGTTTTAAGTAGCCTTCCGGGCTACGTTGGTCCCATAACAATTCGTATTTGTTCTTAAGTTTCTTAAATTCAGGTACAACCTGTTTCAATACACCGTGCTTGCTTTGCTTAATAGAAACATAGCTGCGTGGAGCTTCAATACCGTTAGTGGCATTAGAGATCTGTGCAGATGTTTCTGCTGGCATTAGAGCCATTAGTGTTGCATTGCGAATGCCGGAGTCTAGGATCTGTTCACGCAGAGCACGCCATGGCATACGCTCTTTATGCTCAACAAGTTCGTCAACTTCTTTCTTACGTGTGTCGATTGGCAAGATACCATCGGCATACTTTAGTTCTTCCCACTTCTCGCAAGGTCCTTGCTCTTTAGCTAGGTCAGCACTTGCTTTGATCAAGTAGTATGACCATGCTTCTGCATACTCGTCAACTAGTGCAAGTGCAGCAGGGTCACTGTAGCTAACATCGTGCTTGGCCAAGAAGTAAGCAAAGTTGATAATGCCGTTACCAATTGGACGGAATTCTTTTGTTGCTAGTTCTGCTGCCTTAACAGGATAGTTCTGATAGCTCAACAAAGCATCTAGACCGCGAACGCTTAGAGTACACATACGCTCAAAGTCTTGCGGCTTCTTAACGTTGCCCCAGTTCTGTGCAGATAGAGTACACAATGCAATACGACCTAGTTCGTCATTGATGTCGTTCAATGGCTTAGTAGGCAAGTCAATCTCTGTACACAAGTTGCTCATCTTGATAGGATGTAGCTTTTCTTTGAATGGGCTATGTGTATTGGCATGGTCCACGTTCATCAAATAAATGCGACCAGTGTCTTTACGCTCAGTCATGAACTTGCTAAACAGTTCTGATGCCTTGAAAGTCTTTTTACGTAGCTTGGTGTTACGTTCTGCTTTCTCATACAACTCACGGAACTTGTCCTGGTCGTTAAAGAATGCTTCATACATCTCAGGAACATCATGTGGGCTAAACAGGGTAATGTCACCGCCTGTGATCAAACGCTCATACATTAGTTTGTTGAACTGCACACCGTAGTCCATTTGACGAACACGGTTGTCTTCTGTACCTTTGTTGTTTTTCAACACCAATAGGTCTTCGGCTTCTAAGTGCCAAATTGGATAGTAGATTGTTGCTGCACCGTTTCTTACGCCACCTTGCGAACAAGAGCGTGTTGCGGCCTGAAATAGTTTAAGGAAGGGCGTAACTCCTGTGTGGTACGCATCGCCGGAGCGGATAGGCGAACCCAACGCCCGAATTCGTCCTGCTCCAATACCAATTCCAGCTTTTTGTGAGACGTATTTAACGATTGAAGATGCAGTAGCATTGATACTGTCCAAACTATCGCCAGACTCGATAAGCACACACGAACTAAATTGTTTTTGTGGAGTGCGAACCCCAGCCATAACAGGAGTAGGCAAGGAAATATCAAAGTTAGAAATAGCATCATAGTAATCCTTTACCCATTGCATACGTGTTTCTTTAGGATAAGCCATAAACAACGTGGCAGCAATCATCATGTATGCTGACTGTGGAGTTTCGTATAGCTCATTGGTGACGCGGTTTTGTACTAGGTACTTGCCACGCCATTGTTCCATTGCAACATAGGTGAAGTTCTCATCACGACGGTGGTGGAGGTAGGTATCCAGTTGATTGATCTCATCCTCTGAGTAGTTTTCCAACAGCTCAGGAGTGTAGTAACCAATGTCAATGTTACGCTTAACTAATTTTAGTAGAGGCCAAGGTGTGTAGCCGCCGTATACTTGTTTGTAGATGTGATATGTTAGTAGTCTACCTGCAACGTATTGATAGTTGGGTGACTCTTCACTAATTAAATCTGCTGCACTCTTGATTAGGGTTTCTTGGATGTCTGTGCTTTTGATACCGTTATAAAACTGCACATGACTATTAATTTCTACTTCGCTAGCACTAACTCCTGTAATGCCCTCGGTTGCCCAAAACACAACCTTATGTAATTTTTCTAGATTTAGCGGCTCTTTACGTCCGTCTCTTTTTGTTACTTGTATTTGACTCATTGATTCCTCTTAATAACTATTCAAATTTAGTTCGTCTGCGTATTTGACCTTTAATGTTAGATTATCGGCAAGTTGTTTATTTACGACTTCACCTTCAATCAAATTAATAACATATTTCCCGTCGTCAATCCAGACTAAATTATAACTGTACCGCGTTTCTGGATCGAGATATATTCGTAGCTCTACACTAGGATTGTGTGCAGTGAACTTAATAGTATACAGCATGCCTAGTGCTTTTGCAATATCGCAATAGTAGTTTTCTTCAATTAATGTCCACGGGTTTGGCCATTCTTCAGGCTTTGCCGGATCAAGGTAGTAAGGAGAGAAAGGACACCCGTGCCAAAAGTCTACAGTGGCCTTTACGGCTTGTTCTAAAGATAAGGTGTCCAGCGATTTTCGAAATTCACGCCACCGAGACAAACGCTCGGTAGCTGCTAGTTTAAACATTAATTAATCAAAATAGTTGATGTTGTATTTCATTGTGGCGTCAACGCCAGTATCAGTAGTCTGATACACAATAACAGCATCGCCGCCTAGGGTTAGGCCTGCTGATAATGTGATAGTATTTAATCCAGACATCATGTAGTTGTCGGAAAAGTTTTGTTGAGAGTTAGATCCAGCGTAAACAAAGGATCCATGTCTTAACGTAATGCCACGAATGATTGTATAGTTTACTTGACATGCATCACGTAACACAATACCTGTGGACGCATAGACTGGTGTATTGTTTGTTAACACCACAGTGCCGCCGATACCAGTTACATAATTACCAGATACCAAGCCCACGTTAGACTGAATGCTTACAAACTTGCTTCCGTTGTAGCTGATACGTTTTTGCACAAGGTCGTCGGCATCAGTACGTGCAAAGGTGTCGCACAAGCTGTAGTTACCGTCAGACACAAAGCTCAACACAGGAGCTACAGGGCTACCCACACCAGCAAAGTTATTGCCAACGTCAAGGTAGTTGTTACCAGAGCTCAATACCCCGCTTACACCTGCATAGCATTCAATTGCGGAGTTAGCAATGCTATAGAATACGCAGTTGATAATCTTGTAGTTAGATGGCATTGTTGTGGGCGTACTGTTTTGGCCCAACTTCATGCCTTTATACAAACCAACGAAGGAGCATCCGTTAAATTTAACATCGGCACCTGCGTCATCACTTAGCACAGCGTAACGAGTATTCTTAAAGTTGCAAGACCAGAAGTTAACGTTTTCACTGGTACGAGCAAAAGACTTAACCTTAACGCCAGCGTATGCTTGGCTACCTGCGGTAGTTGGGTTAGACAAACTGCCTAAAAACTCAACGGAGAAGAATGTAAAGTGCATCACACTGTCAAGGATAATAATGTCCTTGTCGTTGGTGTTTGCTAAACTCATTTCTTCAATAGTTACATAACCAGGTAGGGTTGCACTGTTTTGACCTAGGCTAGCACCAGTTTGGTACAAGCTGTCAGTTACCTGCATTAAGCAAGGTTGTGTTCCGTCTGTTTGTTGGATAACGGTACTTTCAATACCGTCGCCAACTAAACGTGCATAAGGTGGAATTAACAACACTGTGCCAGATACATTGTAAGTACCTGCAGGAAAATACAAGGTTCTGCGTACTCTTGTATCATTTAGGTGTGGAGCATAATAGATCTGTGTAATGGCTCTATTAATCGCTGCTGTGTCATCAGTAACTCCGTTACCGGTTGCACCAAAGTCTTTAACGTTAACAAAATCGTCAAGTTTATCTTGGAAACTACGAACAGTCGGACTCAACATAGATGGACCAGTTTGTGCTGTGTATCCACCCGCGTTGCCGCGGAATGTGTAGTTACGTAATACTGTTGTTAAGTCTGTGTACTGAGTTAAAATTTCAGTAACACCTTCGGTAGGGGCGCCTTCAGTAAGGGTACCGTTACCAATAAACAATCTACGCTGGTCAACGCTCCAGCCAAGTTCGGCACTTGCTAGGGTTGGTAAATCTTGTTGTAAACCTCTACGGGCTTGAATTCTACTAATCTGTACGACAGCCATGTGTCAATCCTCTAACTATTGTGTATTTAGTTAGTTAGATAATAGAGCTCCACACGTTTCATCCACTCTTGGCTCCAGTGGTCAAACTCGTCTCCTGAGACTTCAAATTCCAGGTATTCTGGCGCCGAAAAGGTGCCATCTTCTAGCTGTTTTGGCTGCACAGCCATCAAAATTACACCGTCACGTATATTGGTACCATACGTTTCATTATGTGCTGCTGCATAGGCTGCTAATTGCAAAAAGTAATCAGAAATGTATTCACGCTTCTTGACCTTGTTACTTTGCTTAAAGTCCATGATTGCGGGCCTGCCTTTCCACACACCTAAGCAGTCTGTGGTGCCAGCATATAACCCACTATAATAAACAGGAACTTCTGTACCCCAAAACTCGTCTACATTTACAAGTCCTTTAAGAATAACTTCTGCTGCCATAAACCAACTAGGGTGGGCAAAAGGATTATCGGGCAACGGCTTCATGTCATCTTGAAGGATATACTGTTCAAGGTATGCATGCATCCTGGTTCCGCGGTTAGCCGCTTCAGTAACAATTTGTTGAGCTTGTTGTTCACCAACTCGTTTTTTCCAGTTTGCAAGAGCTATTTTGGATTCCTGGCTTTTTGTTTTATCTAGAATAGTTGTAACGCTAGGAACTTTACTGCCGTCTGGTAAACAATAATGTCTCTTGCCTTCTACTGTGGTTCTATTAAGTGGTTCGTAGTTGTAACGTTGAATGATCATATGTAATTATAAATGTTACAAAAGGATTAGTCAATAAATATTTTGATGAAAATTCTAATATCCGGATGCAGTTTTAGTCAATGGCCCGATTTCCCCGGCGGACCCAATGTATGTTGGCCAAGATACTTTAGTGAGATGAACCCAACCGACGAGATTACCAATCTCGCAGAAGCAGCGGCAGGTAATCAATACATCGCAGATAGCGTTATCAGAGAAGTGCTAGACAATCCGGGCAAGTACGATCAAGTTCTAGTAATGTGGAGTGGCGTGAGTCGATTAGATTACTTAACTGACATCACTGACCCATCGTGGAACGAATTGTTTGACAGTTATGGGTTTTATCGTAGGCTACCCGACAATCAACTAGGTTATATTTTCAGCGGTGGTCAAATGGGCACATGGTTTAAGAACCCTGTTGCACATAAGATGTTCTACGAAATGTACAAAGTGTCCAGTGACTACAGTTTAGCAACCATTAACATTACTGAAATGGTTAAGCTCAAAAACTTCTTGGAAGCGAAAGGTATCAAGTACAAGTTTATGAGTTACGTAAACTACTGGAACGATAAGAAGAACGTTAGTCCCAATGGCGACTTTGGCGTAACAGCAATGCCCGGACTACATTCAATGATCAGAGAGCTCGAACTAGACAAGTGGATCTTTACAGATGCAGAGCGTAATGGCCTTTATGAATTGGCCAAGAGCATGAATGATTTTATGGAAGATGGATTCCACCCAGGACACAAAGCACACCAAGCCTGGGCAGAATATGTTACTAAACAGATAAAGAGTTAATAACTGTTTCGATTTGTTTTGCTGGCCATTGCGTCCAGTCTCGAGTCATTAGTAAATTATAGTTGTGGTCTACAATGGATTTAATTTTCCGGTAGACCACATCTTGTTCTTGCTCACACAAATACTTAACTTGTTCAAACGCCATTGCGTAGCGTTTAGCATCGTCGATCTCTAAGTCGTAGCTTTCATCAATGATTCCGTCAAATGTTTGGAATCCTAACGCACGTAGATTGTGCAAGAACTTGTATCCAGTGAATGCAATAAACAAACGTCTAGCAATCATTGGCTTTGCTGTTTTTTCTGTGAAGCAACTTAGGGTGTTGTCAAAGTCTGTTTCGGCAATGATAGAATAGGCACTGTCATTCATCACTTTAATAGGAATAATTTGGCTTAGATGCACACGTTGCCCGCAATAGTCTGCCCAGTCTGCTGTGCCGATTGTTTGTCCAATTGGTGTTGTGCCTTCTTCCCAGATAAAGTAATCCTTGGCGTAGAATTCGCCTTCTTTCCAGTCGCCACCGTAAGTCATAATAATCTTGTGGTTTAGGTCATTTTCATTAACTGCATTAAACACAAAGTCTCTATGTGGCTTTGGACTACCTAGCAATGCATCAAAGTATTTGGGCTTTGTGCTATATGGGTTAATGTTCAACACCTTGTCCGGTAATGCTTTGTAAATGTTGGCTGTGGTTTTAAACCAATCGCCCCAGCAAATAATGTGACTGTTAATGTCATCACGATCATTTACGGCACCGGGTAATAGCCAGTACACATTGTCATGGTGGCACTTTTCCCAAATTTGCCAATGGAAGTTGTGGAGTTCACTTTCAAAAGTAAACACCAAGTCACTGATGTAACTTAAACGATTGATTTTATCTTCAAACCCAATGTACGCAGTATCAAAGTCACAGTGCAAACGATGTGTAGTGAACGCAACCTTTAGCGAGGCTTCTGCTGCTTCAAACTCATCAATGCTGTGAGATAGTGTGTAAGGGGTTTTGAAATTTATGTGTGGTAGCCATTCATTGTCAATGATTTGGCTGTCGCTGTAAACTAATATCATACTTGTAATTATCTAAACTACAAGTATGATATAATTTATCGTTTTCCGAGTGCTCTGCTAGCCATACCAGAAACAGTTTTTTCCGGTGCAGTTTGACCAGCTGAAGTGCCGCCGCCGCCTTCATTTGAGAATGGATCATCATCAAATGGAGTTAGGTATACGTACTTAACAATAGAAGTACCGCCTGCGGCAGGATCATGTACTTCGTCGTCTTTAATGTCTGCAATTAAATTCTTAACAGCTTCATTGCTCTTGCGGGCGTTTTCCAATGCTTCTGCGTTAAACATTTCGCCACCTGGCAAACGCTTGATCAAGTTCACTAAAGCGTCAACACGAACACGCGGAACTGAATGTCCGTGTGCTCTATTGCGTAACTCTTCAAGGGCAGTTAAAAGAACGCTATCGCCGCGAGATTCGGCTTCGTCCTCAATCATTCCCCCAAGGCCACTGCTTTCTGTGACAAATTCGCTTAGACGCATTATCTACGCTCTCTACCTAGTTCAGCAGATCCGCCAGCAGCAGCATCAGTAGCAGCAAAGTCGCCACCCATGTCTAAGTCACTTGGCTCGCCTAAATCGGCAGCGCCACCCATATCACCCCCTAGGTCGCCCATGCCACCCATTCCTGGACCGCCCATGCCACCACCTAAGCCCATTGGCTGATCAACTTGCTCACCAGCTAAACCACGAGCAGCATTGTCTGCTGTTTCACGGCCTTGTTGTAGTGTAGAAGCCAAGTCTTGTAGCAACGGAGCAACAGCACCTTTGAAGCTGTCAGCTTGCTCAATGCCCAATTGGTCACGGATTGTGTCTAGCAATGCAGGCAATTGTTCGTTCTGCATTTTACCAATCTTTTCCAACATGTCTTGGATACTGTCAACCATGTCTTTTGCAGCTAGGATAGCTTCGCTCTTAGCCATTTCGCTTTCAGCGATAAAGCTCTTTTGGTTTTCACGCATCCAGCTATGAATGCTTTCACGGACCATGTACATTTCCATGTACTTGGCGTTACGTTCTGCAACGTGAACACCGTGGGTTTTCTTAATCTTGTTTAGGGCTTCAGTAATGGACGTTGCCATGCTATAAGCCTTCTTAAGTGTTAGATTTTCGTAATCTACAGAAAAACCGAAGCGGCTTTCCATCACTTTTTTCATTTGTTTTGTGGTAGGCTTTTGTGCCATATCGTTTAATTTCATAGTGGTTTTTCCCAAATACCTTTCAAATATTTAGCCGAATTTAAAGTTTTTTCAAGATCATCTGACGCATCTTCTAGCATACTTTGTATCTTTGCGAGTCTTGCATCGCTTAAATCAACAGCAAAATAGTCGCCACGTTTAATGGCTTGCTGTCTAGTATGCCGATAGTTCGTTTGATCCTGCGTATACTTACTTACCTTCGCATCTTGCTCCAGGAGTTTTTGGCTGTGCTTAATGCGGCCAGTGTGCTCTAAGATACACCAGGATACAGCAGATTGTTTACTGCTAAATGCGTTTACTAATTCGTTGAACACATTATACACATGCCACGCAGAATTCACATTCTTAACGGTAAACTTACCTACGTAGAACCCATTCTTAAGTGGAATGATTACTGGTTCTTTTTTAAGTAAACGCTCTGCTTCTTGCTTTGCCCAAACGCCAATGTATAAACTAGTGGCTTCTGTTGCTGCAATAACTTCAGTGATGGGCGGAGCTTTAGCGAATTTTCTTTTTGTAGACGATTTTGCCATCTTGATTTTTTCTCAATAAAACATCTTTATTGACTAGTTGATTTGCTATGTGTTGCTCACGCAAGTCTAGCTGAGATTTTTCAATTATCTCTTCTTCGTGGAATTTACCCAACACATCCGCTTCTTCGTTTGTGATAGGTACTTGTAAGTGATTGATTAGTTCTACGATTCTCATTTGACGTGTATAACTAAGGTTCCAATAACACCAATTAGAGCGCCAAGCACTGTTGTACCGATGGCGATAAACGTCTTGTTAGATTCGTTTGGTGCGGAAGCAATAGCTGCCTTTACTTCAACGATTAGTGTTTCGATTTTGCCCATGCGGTCATCTAAGCTGCACAAGCGATCATCTAGGTTTTTGTATCTTTCTGCACATAATTCTACGTGTGCTTCAAGACTTTTCTTTTCAATATCCGAAGAAGCCATTTTGCTTCAACTCCTTAATAGTATAATGCCGCATCACTAACCTACCTCATCGGCAACTAAACGTTATTTAAATCGATTGCTCGATTTTTAAAGTATACGTTTTTGATTGCACCGTGTGGGTAAAATATAGGTAACATGAAACGGGCTGTTTCATCTAATCCTTGGATAATAGGTATCTGTTCGAAGTCTTGAACTAACGCACCAAGCGGATGGTCATTAAGCAAAAAGACATCAGTGGTCTCTACTGCAAAAGTCCAAATCCAAATCTTGTGGCGTCCCTGGTAATACTCTCCAAAATCCCAACCGTCGCCTAAAGTGCTTTCAGTACAAACTGGGCCCTTGATTAATACAGGTTGGGTACGCAAGCCAATTGTTTGTAATACGGTTTCCCAATTACGTTGTTGGTTACGCTGGAATTCTTGATCAGGTCTATAGCGAGTTACACCAGTAGCGGTAATGTCTACTAGTGTGTAACCTGTATAAAATTGCAAGCCTCTATCCATGTAGATATTTATGGCCAAGAAAAAAGGCAGCACGAAACTGCCTTCTTATAAGTGTTAACTCTTAAGCTAACTTCAAGCCACCTGTGCTGCTAACTGTTACGCTAGACACTGTGCTGTTACCATATACACCTAGTTGTGTGATGTTTGCACGAATGTATGCTTGCAAGTCTGCGTCAGTCCATGCACTGTGTTCTACCAATGCACTTAGCTGGCTGCTGCCGCTTTCAACTTGGTATGCTACAACGGTATTACGTTGTTGAATGACGTTCAAGATTTGTGATACTAGACCAACGTTGCCACTGGTACGGTTAACACCGCTTTCCAATGTTAAGTTAGATGCAGCGTATCCGCCAACACCTGTAATCTTGTATGCCGTGATGCGGCCAGTCATGCCAGGGGCAATAATGCCTGTAGCTGTTCTTGCCGAACCGTCTGTGTTACCATCTACGTCTGTTGCAACTACTGCGGTTGCATCGCCGTTTACTTTTAATGCGCCTAAGGCCATGTTATATCTCCAATATAGTGTATTTAGTTAGTTACTGATTTTACGGCCAACAAAAAAGGCTCCGAAGAGCCTTTTTGTTACTTAATTAAGTATTAAGCCCACTCAGTCAATGTCAATGTCTTAACTGCAACTGTTGTAGAAACACCAGTAGCTGCTGTAACAACTGTATCAACACGAGCAGCAACGCTAGCTTCGCCGTTGTCAGATGCTGTAGCACCGTCTAGAGCAACAACGAAACCGTTGTCTGCACGAGCACCGATGATAACAATGCTACCGATAGTTTCGATAGCACGGATAGCTTTAGTGAAGTTACCTTCAGTAATTGCTACACCGCCGCCTGGTTGTGTATCTGCTGTACCAACGTTGGTACCAGTGATCAACAAGAATAGTGGTTGGTAACCGTAGAAGCTACCTGCTTGAGTTGTGCCGTTTACACGTAATTGTCCTAATGCCATTTTATTTCTCCTAATATTAATGGGCTTATCGCCTCATGTAAATATTTATCTTTTTGATAAAAAAGGTGTTAATTACTTGTTAAAAAGAGCTCGACTAAACTGCCCTCTGTTAACCAGCTTAATTAACCCATCCGGCCCGGGGAATACAAAACCTTCGCCACCTGCTTGTCCATTAACGGACTGCTGCACACCTTGTACTTGCTGTTCAAGCTGCTGTGCAAGATTCAATTTGTACGCATATATCGCGTTCCAAATAGCTTTTAATCCTGCGTAACCTTGGCTTTCGTGTACTTGCCCTTCGCCGTCTGTAGTGAACAAAGAGCCCGAATAATCGTCTCCAACAAGAGCTGAGTACTGTTTATTGCTAACATTACCCTTCATCCAATCATGCAGATCCTGGTCCGTTTGGCAAGTAATCTTCTTGTTGAAGTAAGTCTTGATTAGAGCTTTTGTGCTAGATGGAATGTTAACAAACAAATCGTCTACTGCTGAGCCGTAACGTTCTACTGCTGCGGCCGCTGCTTTGCTTAAGGATACTGGATCACGTAGGCTAAAACGAATGCCTAGCCCGGGCTTGATAATAGTTACGCCGCCCTGTACAGTAACAAGACCTTTTCCGTCCCATTCTGATGCTGTGCCGCCTAGCTCGCCAAAGTGTTGATGCACAACAATACCGCCACTGCTGCCTTTAATTGTTTGCCCAATGCCACTTTGCACAGGAACAGCATACTCTACAGTGTTAGGCTTAAACACGTAGTTGCCTTTAACAGGATTTAGTGGTCCTGCCCAAAGCAAGTCGCCCCAGAAGAATCCTTCACCTTTAGTCACTGCATCTAGTCCTGCCCAAATTGCCGCTAGCTTAGTGTACAAGTCAGGACGCATTGTGCCTGTTGGCTTTTGCGAATCGTAGCGTTGCCAGTCTTCTGGACTAGTTGCAAGGATACGCTTATCAAACATGTACTTGTCCATAATGGCTAGCTTGCCTTCTGGTGTACGTCCAAAGATAAGTGCAGGAAATCCGTCCCACTTAACTGTTACTTTAGTTGGATTAGCAATTACGCCACCCAACGAACGTACGGCCATAGCCGCTGCATTACTACCATCAAAGATACTGTCTTCAGGGTGCGGAGTGCGTCCTGTAGTATCGTGGTTTTCTTTTAGGGACTTCACAAAAGAGAACTTAGGGCTTTCTTCCATTTGATCTAGCCAAGTTTGTGTGCCTGGATAAACGTCTTCTGGAAGTTCAATGTTGCCTGCTGCTGCATCTTGTCTAGCTTGTGCTAGTTTGCCTTCGCGATCTGGATCATCTACTAGTCTAGCCATCATTGAGCTAACACTATCTAGATCCTTTTCTTTTGCTTTAGGTCCCAGTAGGATCTTAGCAACTTGTCTGCGAGTCTTGCCCACAACTTCATCTGTATTGCGATCAATTAGCTTGCCACCGAATGCATCAAACTTTAGTCCCATGTGCTTTGCAATGCTGCTCATTAGAATAAAGTTGCTGCTGCCTTTAAATCCCTCTTGATCATACATGCCACGACGACCATGTTGGTGCCATGGAGCAACCGCGGCAGCATCATCAATGACCATAATGTCAACTTGTGCTAGTTTTGGGTCGCCGCTTTGATCTTTGTAAGGAACGCCAACATGAACGTTACGTCCTTTGGTTACTGCTTTGTAACCACGTTGCTCAAGATACTGTTGCAGCTTCTTCTTTGCAGATTGTGCATCAACAGTTTGGAAATACTCAATTACATCCGCGGAGTCGATCATTAAGTCAATGTCCCCAGATTCATCTTTGTATCCGGCACTACCAATGTCTGCTTGCAAATTGGCTAGCAGTTCGCTAGGCAAAGCATTTTTGATCGTAGAAACAACACCGGGTACACAGTTTCGTGCTATCGGTGTTGCATTCTCAATTGCGCCATTTCCTGTGCTTGTTTGGCTCATCACTTAGATTTCATTTTGCGCCATAGGACTTCAGCTAAATCGATTCCTTCGGCTACTTGTTGACTTTGTATCTTTTGCAATATTTTAGCATCAGCTGGATTATTTGGATCCAACTTTTGGCCACCAATCCTAACGGGTTCGCCCGAAACAGGTTGCGCCGGTGCTGACGCGGTAGTAGGGGCCGCAGCAGGTGCTACTGTTGGGGCCGGTGATGATTGTGCTTTCTTAGCCAAAGTAGCATCGACGGTCTTTTTAACACTGTTTAAATCTCGGGTTCTAAGAGTGGGAATAATTTTATTAATCTGACCAACTCCCACTTTGCTTTGTTGATCGGCAACTGTTGGTACCTGTGGTGCCGCAGGTGCAGGCGGAGTTACACCAGGGATAGTTTTACCTTGGCGCTTATACGCCGGAATATCGTAGTTAACTGGCGGTGTTGCAGCCGGTTGTTCTGCTGGGGGCTGTTCTGGGTCAACAGGGGTTGTGCCTGTGCTAGTTGCGTTTGCAGAATCAATTGCCTTTGCAAGCTGTGGTGAACCTAAGCCTTTTGCAACTCCACTCCAGAAGCCCGCTTCCGATATAACATCATTAATTTTCATTACTACGTTGTCTCCTAATTCCTCGAGTGAATTTAGCAGGATCTTGTGCCCTAATGCTGTTTAAGAGGCGGCGCTCTAGTTCAGCACTTGTTTCGGCATCGTAATTTTCCTTGATAAAATTTATCAAGTTGATAGCACCTTGAATTACATGGGTTGCACGACTTTCGACTAAGCTAGCCTGGTCCTTAGCAACAGGCATGCTAGCAAGTTCGTCTAAAATGCTACGAGTACGCTTCTGCAAGATATCACTCCAATTAGTTATATTTATGGTTTAGCAATAACTTGCTACTTCTTAGGTTCTTGTGACCAAATGGCATATACAGAATATCGCACATGATCTGCCGGAACTTTAGTGTCTAAACTGTGGTACAGTCCTTGACTGTTGTCTGCAATATACCCGCAATTCTGTTGGTATTTTGCCTGTGTTTTTCCGTTGTGTTCAAACGTTGTACCTAGCTCTGCAGGACCCGATGTTAGGTAAAGCTGTATAGCTAGATCTATAACAGGATTATCAGTGTGTCTGCTAATTGAGTAGCCTTCAACATCTTTCCATAAGTTAATCCCGTGAAAGTATACCGTGCGGTTAAACATAACAGAAAGATACCCGGTTAAGTACTCAAATACTATGTGAGTTTCTTCAAGTGCCGAGTCGGGTTCCCAATTAACTTGGTAACGGCATATGTCTTTGTACCCTTGTGCTGCAACCCAGTCTGTACGAGTCTCTGCGTATTTGACTAGCTTGTCTATTAACGTAGGGTGCAAAAAATCCTCAACTAGATACAGCTTTTCTTGTGCCATACCTAAGGAGGATAGTTTGGCTAAAGAGTACTGAGTAGCTTCTTCAATTAATGAAAAATCTAAACTCATTAATCTCCTTTTTTAATTCCCGCTAACATACTTTTGAGCTTAGTGCTTTGCACATCCGCTGTTACCTTGGGGCCTTGTTCCCACGCTGGTGTACCTGTTGCACGTTGGAATGAACTAGGTCCTTCGTCGTCGCTTGCCGCAGGGGCAGGGGCAGGGGTACTCTTAATGCGATTCATGATGCTGTTAACTAAAGGTGGTCCGCCACCATTGTTCTCAGGAATACCTGGGTCACTAATACGCATGGTTTCGATGTTGTACTCAAGGTCAATCTTTTGCCCAACACCAGTTGAACTACGTGACTTCATACACTGAATCTGATACTTGCCACGCTCTTTCATAGCACGACTTGTAAAGATACCAAACACGTTGTCGGCAGTGTTAATCTTTGAAATACCGCCCGAAATGTGTGAGTGGTCAAATTCAACTTCCTCAACAGCACTACGGTTCAACTGTGACGCTGTAACAAATAGTACTCCTAGTTCTTTTGCAAGGTTACGTAATTCTTCTGACACATACTTGTCCTTAACAAACAAGTCGTTGGGGCTAACCTTTGCACTCACAGGCATAATCAAGTCCAAATAGTCAACCATAACAAAGTCAACGGTATTACCTGTTTGGATCTGATACTCTTTAATAAAGCTACGGATGTCGTTTACGTTGCTTTGTGCAGGTAAACCTTTGATCCGATACTTACCGGACTTCTTACCGACCATCTTAACTTTAAGTTCAGTGGTCTCAATGTCCTTGCGAATGTCTTTTGTGCCTGTGCTGGTTAACATAGCGTCTGTACGCAACGAACACAACTCTTCTGAAAGTTCAAGTGTAATGTAAACACCGCTCAGGCCCATTTGCAACCAGCTGAGTGCAATGTTCATCATAACAAGTGACTTACCCGAACCCGATCCACCTGCAAAGATGTTTAGTTCACCTCGACTGAACCCGCCGTATAGTAGCCTATCCATCTGCGGCCACCCTGTGCTAACTTGTCCACCACTGTTAAAGTATTTGTTAATACGTTCAGCAGGGTTTGCAAAGTAGTCAGTACCAAGATCTTTTGTTAGACTAATTTGTACAGCATCCTTGATCAGCTTCTCAATTGGGGAGAAGTCTCCCTGCTCAATCATGTCGGCCGACTTTAGAATAGCACGTTCTAGTTCTTGTCGCTTGGTAAAGTTTTCGAACTCGTTAATGAACCACTCAGTGTGGTCTTGCATCTCAGGTGCAGGATTTAATTCTACACTTGTGGTTGCCTTAATTTGCTCAGGTGTCGGTAGCGTTTTATATTTGTCGCTGTACTCAGTAACAAACTTTGCAGTCTCTCTTAGACTGCGATCAAAGTTTTCTGGGTTGTAAATGTTCTGCACACGCACAAAATTTTGGGCGTCTTGCAGCATCATCTCTAAAAATAGTTTTTGGATTTCTGCGTTATATTCTTTATTCATTGTTAACTATGTATGCGTTTACGCATTAACTCTATTTTTAAACGGCTCGATTCGCGGCCGTCTAATATGGCCCTCATCGTAAATAATTTACCGTATTTTTGTACTGCGGCTGCTACGTCTTTGCATTCTTCTCGCCAAACAGGGAAGCTAACCGACCAACCATACTCAAGCGCCTGTGTGACAAGTCGCTCACCTGCCCATACCATTCGACCCTTAACTTCTTTAACGTCAAAGTCTGGGACCACAATGACGTCCCGTCCAAGACTATCAATAATATCAGCTTGAACTTCACTGCACTCGTTAGATAAAATAGCAACACCGTCAACTGCCATCGCATCAAACGGACCTTCCATCGCAAGAACAAACTTCCTATCAGGAGTCTGATTATCCACATTGAAAACAAAATTAGGCTCATAACTGTTGTGGTATTTGGGCTTGACTGTGTCTTCCCAGGTTCTTGCTGTGTATCCAATTACTTCACCTTTCCATTTAAATGGAATAACTACACGTTTGTGTAGATTGTATGCTTCACTTTCTGTGGTGCATAATTCGTAACGATTCCAATCAACCTTACGATCGTGGATATAGTTAAATGCTTTTACAAACTGTGGGTGAACGGGCTCGTCTGGGTCTTGCAGCATTAGGAATGTTCGCCATTGCTGAAAGCTCACAGTATTCTCGGGTAACGGGCGTGGCTTAAACGTAATCTCTTCATCAGCTATTTGTTTTACTTGTTCTGGACTGATTAGATCTTTAACACGGATCGCATCTATTACCAAACGCTTGATGGAGTTTTCATCGGCTCCTAACCAACTCAGTAGCTTTCTAAACTTAAAGTTTAGATGGCGTCCTGGTGTGTAGTTGGCTTTGAAGTTACAGTTGAAACAAGAGTATGATATGGATCCGTCGGCATTAGAAATTACGCCGCCACGCCCCCGATTGTCTCGGCTCTCACCGTTGTGCTCACAACAGACAGCGTTAAACGAAGTCCAGCCATTAGAACTGGTCTTACGTTTAGCAGGTAGGTATTGTTTTACCGAGTCTTGAATTGTTGTTAGCATCACACAATTATATAGTGTGTGATGCTAAAACTCAAACTTTTAGGGGTTCTCTATTGCCCAGATTCTAGCAGCAAGTTGATTTAATGCTGCCGCAACACTTGAGACTGGAGTTGTCCAATGTGTGGCGTTGGCCATAGTAAATGAGATATTACCTGTTGCTGTTAGATTTACTGTTGAGATTGACGATGCCCCAACGATAGCACCAGCAGGGCTACCCATGAACATAAGGTCGCCCGATATGTGTGTGCTTGAAAGATATGCGTTGCCAAATTCTGCGCCAACATTACCTAAGGTAAATGTAGATGGTGAAGATGGAAGAATATGAGTACTAATAGTTAAATTGCCAGCGTCCCATTTACCAACTTGGTTAGCGTCCTCAGCTCCGCCTGCATAGAAATTAACCGATGTGCCAATGGTTGTTGTTGCCAACAATAAGTTGCCACCGTTAGTTAACAAGTAACCGTCGTTTGGTTTAATAGCAGTGTAACCTGGGAACAAGTAGGTGCTACTTGCAATACCCATGTCAATAAAGTTTTGAGTATCATTGCCGTTGTCTGCTGTGGCAACAAAGTCCGAGCTAGCAAGTGGGCCGCTACTCAAGTTCTGCATGTTAATTTGAACATACGAATCAACGTTGCTAGTAAACTGTGCTAACACGTTTGGTAAGAACTGACCGCCTTCGCCAACTTGGAAGCGTGTATCTGGGTGACCACTTAAGTAAACGTTGCCAGCAACACCAAGCCCACCGTTAGGGATAATCAATGCCCCAGTGGTGTGATTAGTACTCGGTATTGCAGAGTTTGCCACAAGCTGAGAATTAACTTGAACTACCTGAGTTGACACCGCAGCGTTACCTAAAATAATCGGATCTACTACGTTAAGTCCAGTAATTTGTTGATTGCTAACTCTAAGGTTACCAAGCACCGTTGGAGTTATTGTGGTAAAGATCGAAACTCCGTTTGCAAATTGGTATGTGTCGCTCTTGAGTTGTTCTGTAACTGTTAAGATGTTAGAAGTGATTACACCGTTGAAGCTTTGGATGTAGTTGCTAACTGCAATGTTACCATACGAAGTTACACGAGCACCGTTGGCCCAGAACACGCCACCTGCTTCAAGAATAACGTTAGACGTAGTAATTGCACCAGACAACGTGATGTTTCCAGTAGTCGCCGACACAATTGCTGAGTTAGCAATGGCCATGTTAGCTGCAAGGTCTGCCGGAGTAACAAATCCACTACCAACAATGATTCCGTTAACTGTTGTGGTTAACGTGCTTACATTACTGTTGATTAGGTCAATTTGATCAGATTGTGTTGCTGCATTGGCTGTTGTGATAGACTGCAATGATGCTATCCAGTCTGCTTGGTACGCTGCGTTAGCGGTTAAAGTGTTTAATGCAGAGTTTTGGGTTGCTGCATTGGCAAACAATGTAACAATATCAGCAGAGTTTGTGCCAACGGTTGACTGCAATGCAGAGATAGCTGCGTTTGCAGCGGCTACATTAGAGTTAATTGTTGTTAGGATACCTGCTTGAGTAGATGCATTACCAAACAATGTTGTTAGACTTGCTGCCTGTGCCGCTGCGTTAGCAAGTAATCCATCAAGGTAGTCACTTTGCCCTGCGGCGTTTGCAGTTAATACAGTTAACGCAGAGTTTTGTGCTGCTGCGTTTGCAGTTTGTACAGCCAAGTTAGCTGTAATTACATCAAGTGCAGCCGATTGAGTTGCTGCGTTTGCTGTCAGTGTTGTAAGCGTTGCTGCCTGTGCTGCTGCGTTAGCAGTCAATACTACCAATGCGTCACTTTGGACACCGGCGTTAGCTGTCAACGATGTTAACCAGTCTGCTTGGTAAGCTGCGTTGGCTGTTAATGTGGTTAGCTCTGTATTTTGAGTGGCTGCGTTTGCATAAAGGTCAGCAATGCTTGCACTCTGGGTCGCGGCATTGGCAGTCAAAACAGTTAATGCATCTGCTTGTGTGGCTGCGTTCGCTGTTAAGGTAACTAATGTGCCAGCTTGAGCTGCGGCATTGGCATACAACGTAACAATGTCACCTGCTTGTGCTGCTGCGTTAGCAAGCAATCCATTTAGGTAATCGTTTTGGGTAGCGGCGTTAGCATCCAATAGATACAATAACTGTGCCTGACCTGCTGCGTTTGCAGTTAGGGTACTAATGGCTGTATCGTGTGTGGACAATTGCCCAGTGATAGTGGCAACGTTTGTGTTTAAGTCACTGCGTAATGAAGTAATTGCAGCATCTTGTACACCTGCATTTGATTGCAGGCTAGCAATAGCAGCATCTTGGATAGCTGCATTAGACTGCAATCCACTAAACCAACCTGATTGGTATGCTGCGTTTGCAAATAAGGTAGCAATGTCGCCTGTGTTGGTGTTTACTGTAGTAGTAAGGGCTGCGATGTTGCCGCTTTGTACTGCTGCGTTAGCAAACAAGGTAACAATGTCTGCACCTTGTGAGCTCGTTACACTTTGCAAAGCTGCAATGTTAACGTTGGCTGCTTCAATGTTTGCACGTAGAGCATCTAGTTCGGCAGAATCAACTCCGCCACCTAAAGCTGCAATGGCTGCATTGGCAGCAATGATATTGGCTTGTAAGCTAGCAACGTTCGCAATCCATTGTGCATTGGTTGTGTCAATTTCACCTTGTAATACTAGATCCGCAGCTTGCAATGCAATGATTGCCGCGTTTTGAACAGCGGCATTTGAAGTTAAAGATGTAATGCTGTTACTTTGTGTTGATGCATTGGCATACAAAGTAACAATGTTTGCGTTGATTGCTGCAATGTTGGCATAGATTGGTGTTAGGTCTGTTACACCACTTACAGTGGTTACAGCACTATCTACGTAATCCTGCGTTGCTAAAAGGGTTCCGCCGGCATTAATGCCGTCTTGTACTCGCAAAGTGTCTAAATCTGTATCAACAGTAACTTCGCCAATTGGGCCAGTGTAGGCACTCATGGTAGCAGTGTTGCCACGCTTTAATAATACTTGTCTGATAACTACGTTCGCTACTGTCATTATATTGCTCCACCATCAATTACATACTCTTGTTCATCTGGCAAACCTTCTGTGTTCTCATAGTATGCTGGTAGGACTTGTAGATCCAATGGCACGCCATAATTGTCATCGATGTATGCTGGCTTTTGTGAGTTGTCTGATGTTTTTATTGTTCTAAATGTTAATTTGTAAAAGCGTTGCTCAAGACTGTTAACAGTCGTAGAGTCAATTGTGAATTGGCCCAAGCCCTGTGCAATGTTTGCCCATGTAACTGCATAACTCATTACGGTTATTTTGTTTGTTGGGTCCTGGATATCGGCTTGCATAGCATATCCTGTAAGATCAACTTTCTTTTGATCTTGATTTTTGACAATAACTTGGATAGGATTGTCAATTCCCTGGTATACGGTTACAGATCTGCTGTACACTTTGCGATTCCTTACTGTGAAAATAGAGGTATCCAAAATTTGGACCTCCACTGTGTTGTCATATAAATATGTTTTGATAGTCTGCATTTGGGATTATCTTTAACATATTTACCAAAAACACAGTGGATCAGGGACAGCAACAACTCATCGATAAGTACCCATTTTTAACTTTCTTAGTTTACGGGGGAAACGAATACATAGGCATCGTGCAAAACGTCGATGACATTATTACCACCATCTACGATTATGGTGCAATACGGACGCTAGAAGAACGCAGTGCATTCCTAGAACTAGGAGAGCAATGGTGGTGGGAAAGCAATAGACTTATACCCATCAATGTGTTTTTGAAAACAGAATGGGCAGGATTTCGCGGCTGTTTAAAGACTATGAACAGCAAAGACGTGGAAATCAAGTTTGGCCCGCAAGTTAGCCTAAGAGAAATGGCCAACAAGCGTAGCAAAAGACGCAGTATTACACTAGTTCGACGCTTGAGCTAGGTTCATGTTAACTGCTACAAGGTGTGCGTAGGCGACTGCGTGACTGCGTTTGAAGTAATAACTGTCATCTTCAGGTTTTTCCCATACTGTCTTGGATACTTCTTTCCAAGTTTCCCCAATTAGGTGCCGTTTAGCTGGTCTGATTATGGCCAGAAACATTGCCATGCGTGGAATGCTGTTAACAGCTTCTGGCATCTTAATCAGTGTGTCGTAATGATTGCCAATGTGAATCATTTGGCTGCAAAACTCTTGGTCGTACAGCCGATCCCACTCGGGCTCGCGGGCCATTAGTTCTTGTAAATGTTGTTCACTCTTTATCTGCGTATATAAAGAAACATTCAAGAAGTCTAGTTTAGCATAGCCACGATCTTCTGCAACTTTGTGATCAATTGTTGCAACACCTGTAAAAGGATCGTATGGTATCTGTGTGGGATATACGCCAGTGTTGTGTTTGATAATCTTGCCGTCACGCATGATCCCTGCACTCACGTGGGGCAGTAAGTCAAGTGCTCGGTCTCTGTTACCAAAGTCAATGTCAATGTCGCTTTTAAATTTCATGTTTGGCTCCTGCCCATCTTAGTGCAAACAGGGTAGCATAGCTTTCTACCCTGTCATCAAAGTTGAATATAGTTACACGCTGGTCAGGAATGTAATGCCATGTATAGTCTACCCTATTGATCAGTCCTTGATCCGCACACCAGTGGCTGAGTTCCACAGAGAAGTTAGCGCCTTCACGCTTGTCTGACCATGGAACTTCAACTCTAATCACAATCCTGCCTGCTTTAGAATATGTTTAACCCACTCAACATCATCAGGGTAGTCCTTAAACTTTCGTTGCCAGAACTCGGGATCGATATAATCCCAAATCATCGCCGTTTGGTCTTGAGTGAGTTGATCAAGAAAGTCAACGCCGCTGGCACAATTGTATATAACCCAAGGGCTAATCCTACCGGTAGTAATATGATGGCAAATACGATTACCATTGCCGTATCGAAAATAGTCTGTAAAGCCGTTTTTAAGTTCTGGATGATCGTCTGCATAGTTTTGCATTTCCTTTAGTGCTCGCTCCAGTGCATCCTGCACTGCTTCTTTTTGCATGTAGGGATTCATCCACTCAACATACAATGCGTCTTTGCACCAGTAGTCTAATTTCTTATTGTTCTTTAATAGCCATTCAGTGAAGTTGGCGAAGTTAAGGCAGCGAATACTAACACAGTATCTACCAAACTTAACAAACGCTTGGTAATACGGACTTGCTGCAAAGTCCTCATACGATTTGGTCTTAGATGACCCTTGTGTCATTTGGTAGAACAACAAATAGGCACGTAGGCCAAACTGTACGCCAGTTTCGCCTTGTTGTTGATGCCTACGTTTTTGTTCGCAAAGGTGTGCAACTAATGTACTTTCCTTTGCATACCCTTTACCACAGTATTGGCATTTATAGTTCGGCTTTGATTCTTTTTTCATCCCAGCCGTGCTCTCTTGCCAACTGCTTAAGATCGTCCGTAGTGTTGAGTCTTCCGAGTAATTCAATTTCGTCTTCTTTGTAATGCGGGTATAGGCTTCTTAGAAACTTTTCTGCTTTGCTGTTGTTTGATTTTTTCTTGCCAGCAAGCCAGTTATGTCGTTGTTTGCCCATGCCCGGACTAATTGTTGTTGATAGAAGCCACTGTAACTTCTTGTGCTCACTTGTACTAATGTCAAAGAAGTGTTTGTTTAACCGTTCATTGGCACTCATCAAGTAATAGGCTTGCAAGTCGGGGGAACCATCGACAGCGGCACCCCAACGAATCATCATGTAGGGGCTAAGTTGCTTTGCTTCCTCTTCGGATAAGTTATCCAAGAAGTTTCTATCTTTGAGGTCTAGTGCTCCAAGCACCCTGCCAATTTCAAGTTTGGTTGCCATTATCTTCTAATAGTTTGTAAAATATTATAACACGTTCTAGCTCTGATGCCAAGCCAGGATGGGTCTTTGCTTTGCGGCGAATCTCTCCCCAAAGTTTATCTTCAAGGATTTGATCCATTTTACTTCGGGCCGTGTGGCTCTCGCCAACTAGCGAACGATCAGTGGTGCCTGCTTCTCTAGCATATACTGCATCACCAACTCTCTCATATATGTAAGTTGCCCCAGGCTTAAGTTGCCCCATAGGTGTATCCGTATTGAGCATGTGCCCAACGTAAGAAACGCTCTAGACCTTCCTTATCGTCGGGATAACTTTCCAAATAGATTCTTGCGAGTCTATTAATGGTTTCAAAAATTTGAGGTTCTGTATAATTTCCCATATCACCAACACTTAGAATAATCAACTACCTCACTTTGACGCGAGATATCTTTTACAAAATACGCACACAAGGGTTCGCTTGTTCCGCTCTCCAAAGGTACTGCAAGCATCTGCCCGGGTTTTAGCTTTGGAAAGTACCATTTGACATCTTGGTATATGTCCACAATTTCAACGGGCTTAAACTCGGGTTTAAAGCTGCTTAAGGGGTTGAAACAGTACACGCTAAAGCCCCTGTCATTGATACTTGTTAACGGCACAACTTCAAGATCGCCTAGATCCGGTTCACCAATTAGCAATTGCCAATCAACTGGCATTTTAATAACATTATTACCAATACGTAATACCAAAGCTGGTGCGTTAAATGATTCTAAGAAGATTAACGGAATGTAAAAGTAGTCTGGGTTCTTAGGGTCACTGTTGTCTAATACAGCAAAGCGTAAATCCTCAACTTCATCTGGGATTTCATTTAGCTCATAGGCTGTGTTGTCTAGTGTTAGTATTCTCATTGTGGTTAATTAATCCAATCTATTTTTTCTACCGTAAATGGGTAGTTTGCTTCTTTGTAGAAGACTTTTCGCTTAGTAAGGTGTCGCTTGGCAAATTTGCAAGTTGATGTTACGTCCCAGATTTCGACATGGTCTTTGTCTTCCGCTTTTCTAATACCTCGTCCAATACTTTGGATAACTCGAGTAAAGCTCTTTCCGGACTCCACCATAACCAGATTAAAAATACGAGGGATATTAATACCAACAGCGGCCACACCGTAAGTCGCCACAATAATCTTGTCATCGCTATTCGCAACTTCGTCATACTCGTTCTTTCTGTCTTTAGCTTTGGTGGCGCCCGATACAAACACAGCCTTGTCTCCTAAGAACTCTACTAGCATTTTGCCAGTTTCGATTCTGTCTACTAGGACAAGTGTGTTACCAGTGCCGTTAACTTTTGTGACTAACTTGCTTATATATTCAATTCTTGACTCGGTGGTTGTTAAATATTTCAACTCACTTTGGTAGTCTTTGTATTCTACGTGATCAATTAACTGTACAATGTTAACGTGACATTGTGCAAGGTGTCCGGCGTCTTGTAGCTCGCTAGCTGCTAGTTTACCAACAACCGGACCAAGGCTACAGAAGATGCTGATCTGAGCAAACTCTTCTTTAGGCACAGTGCCAGTTAGACCCCAACGCAATGGAATCTTGGCAAACACGCTGGTAAGCAAAGTCTTAAGAGCATCTGCTTTAGCCATGTGTACTTCGTCGACCATTACTAGTGCAACATCTTCAATAAACTCTTGAATAGTACACTCAGCTTCGCCAGCTTGAGTTAGCTTGAGCAAGTTGTTTAAACTTTGCCAAGTGCAGATGGTATGTGTCCTGCCGAACTCTTTTCTGTCGCCAAAGTACACACCAACATCTAACCCTAGGTTAATGTAGTCTGCTTCTGTTTGGGTAACTAGACTTTTGTTTGGAACAATAACAATACTGCGACCATACTTTTCTGCACACAATGAAAGTGCCGCAGTCATAATGGTCTTGCCCGCACCTGTAGCAATCTCCTGAATGCTCTGCGGGTTCTGCAAGAAGTTGTTTATAATCTCAACTTGATAGTCACGGAACATAACAGGTTGCCCTGCTGCAGGATGCCCTTCTGGCCACAAGTGTGCAGCAAAAGTATCTTCCTTGAAAGTTTCAAATTCAATCTTGGTGCTGTAATCACGAAGGTCTTCGACTTCTATATCGTAGCCTTCAGCATCCAATATGGGAATAACGTCAGGTAATAAGTTAATATATGTACTGCCACCTAATTGGAAGAAGGCTTGTTTTCCATCCCATCTTCCTAAACGCACCGCCGGTAAGTATCGTGCGCCCGGTATTTCAAACTTAAATCTATCTACTAACTTTTTGCGAGTTCCTAATTCTATTCCCTCGACTTTAACGTTTACTTCATCTTTAATAATTAATTTAGCCTGCAAGCTTCACTACCTTCCTGGTCTTTTGTCCCGTACCACCGGCTGCGTTATATACATCGGCAGAAACGTATACGATCTTTTCTGCACGTTGTACCATAATTTGTTTATCTCCACCAAAGATCATTCCTGCACTAGAAACTAGCATAGGGATACGATCCAGCTTACGCATGGGTTTATGGGTGTGGATAAATTTAACACCCTCAACCGGCACGTAATTTTTATTATTGCCAACTGCTTCAATAACTTCTGCAGGATATAGTTCGTGCAGTTTTCTCAACAGCTTTTCGCTCAAATCAGGTTCATAAACTACAACTGGTAGTCGGTTTGTATTTACTGCATATTCTAGCACACTTGCTAGGTCTTCTTCAACTCTTACGGTTGT